AAGAAGACAAAGCTAAACTAATCGACGAAGCAACAGAAGCATTTGAACTAGTGCTTGATCGGTTGCTTATTGATCGTGAAACAGATCCTAACTCGCACGGTACAGCGAAGCGTCTAGCAAAAATGTACTTTAACGAAATTATGGCAGGACGTTATGAACCAGCACCAGACGCAACAGCATTTCCAAACGATTCGGAGGACCGCTACGAAGGTATGTTGGTTGTTCGCAGTGAGCTTCGCAGTATGTGTAGCCATCATCATCAGCCCGTTGTTGGTGTTGCCTATATTGGTATTATTGCGGCTCAACACCTCATTGGCCTCTCTAAGTACACAAGAATCGCACAGTGGTGTGCAAGACGTGGTACTCTCCAGGAGGAACTTGCTAATGATATTGCTCGCGAGATCGCCAAAGCTACCGGAGCAAAAGACCTAGGAGTTTATATTCAGGCCACTCACGGTTGCTGTGAGAATCGAGGTATTATGGCACATTCTAGTCTTACACAGACTACTGTGTTACGTGGTGCGTTTAAAGACGACATGGGTACAAAGAAAGAATTCTTTGATAATATTAAAATGCAACAGGAGTTTGCCCCAAGATGAGAAAACAATTGATTGAAGCTAGCAAACAACATTATCTAGCGCACATCGAAAAACATCGTATCAATGTAGAGGTAATTCTAAATAATCCTACTGCTATTGCCGAACATAGCGATATTATGGATGCTATCGAAAAAGAAGTTGCTCAGATTGCCGAGTATATGGACAAACTAGAAGTAATGGAAAAATATTTTAAGGATTAAACTATGAACTCTGTTGATATGGCTAACGATTTAATTAATCGTGCTAAAAATCTAAAGAAGTTTGAAGTAAAGCGTATGCTCGAAAACGGCATTATGTTTACTGGTGGACCTATTCCTTTTGATATCAAAGGCAAAGATGACTGCTATTGGATTTATGCTTATGCTCTTACACAAGAAGAGGCAGAAGCACAGGTTGATACGTGGTTAAGCGATAAAGTATGATAGCACCGTTGCTCGACGAGTTAATGGTCCAACAACAATTACCGGATGGTTTGAAATCCGGTACCGGTGCTTGGCAACATATGGTAGCAGTTATTATGCTTAACCAAACTGGCAGAAAGGCTGTGAAATATGTTGCTCCTATATTTTGGAGTCGCTGGCCTACCCCTTATTCATTTCTACGGGCTTCCGAAGAAGAAGTCAAAGAAGTAATTTGGCCTTTAGGCATGTATAACACTCGTTTCCAAAGACTCAAACGCATGACCAAAGACTTCTTGACTTGGGACGGAATTGATGCTACAATGTTATATGGAATAGGAAAATACGGTAGCGATAGTTATGAAATATTTTTCAAACAAAACTACAGTGTAGAACCTACTGATAAAGAATTAAAGAGATATTTACAAGAAGAGATTTTTGAGACATGCTAATACTTACAGCTTTGATGGTCGCATTGTTAGGTTATCAGGTGTCCATGCCGGCTGTAGATAATGCCAAATATACATTTACAGTCTATGAAGGGCAGATTGTAAAAATGAATACACAAAACGGCAAATTCGAAGTATGTGATAAAGAGCTAAAATGCCAACCAAAAGAGTAAATGTATGTTTTTAAAACTTTTAGAAAAACTAGGTCGTAAGCGTATCATCTATGATCGCGTACACAACGAACCTTATCTAGAACGCTACTACCTCTTTCTTAAAGAGCGTGAGCGTTTTCCCTTTAATGTATTTTTACACAAATTTTTAAAAGGTGATCCAGACGATGTTCATGATCATCCCTGGCCTTACGCTACATTGATTTTGAAAGGTGGCTACTATGAATGGGTTCCGCAGTTTAACGCAGACGGTACTAAATCATGTGAGGTACGTAAATGGAGAGGACCCGGCCATTTTCGTATATGTAGCCCTAATTCTTATCATCGTATTGAGCTTAAGCCTGGCGTAACAGCGTGGACACTGTTTATGCCCGGTCCTCACAAACGTGATTGGGGTTTCTTAGTTAACAATAAATGGGTTCAACACGAACAGTATCTAAAGGAGAGATATGAACAAGCTCATAATAGACCAGCATAAGATGTCTGGTTTAGTATCAAGAATTGGTAGAGATATAGCAACAGGTCCGTGGAAACCTGATTATATTGTAGGCCTCACTCGCGGAGGCCTTATTCCCGCTGTGATGCTTAGTCATTATCTCAATATTCCTATGTATACATTAAATGTTAGTCTAAGAGATAATGAGGAAAATGAAAGCAATCTTTGGATGGCTGAAGATGCATTAGGACCTCAGAGCAAAGAAAGATTTATTGAAGATGAAAACGACATAGGCGGTATCTTAGAAGCCGCTAGTGATTTACTAGAACAAGGCGCCACATATAAAAACATTCTTATCGTAGACGATATCAACGACACAGGTGCTACATTTAATTGGATTATGAAAGACTGGCCTAGTGGATGCTTTCCTGATGATCCTGCCTGGGATGAAGTATGGAATCAAAATGTTAAATTCGCGGTGCTAGTAGATAATCTTGCCAGCAACTGTAATGTTAAGATGGATTATATAGGCATGGAAATCAACAAGGCCGAAAATGATGTATGGGTTGATTTTCCTTGGGAAGAGTGGTGGGCAAAATGAAAGATACACATAAAGTATTTCCCTCAGAAGTTGAATTTATAGAAGATTCAAAAGCGCCTTGGACTGAACTAGTAGAGGAAGATTACCATGTCAAAGTATTTAGAGATATATATCCTGTTACTGATGGCCATCTCCTTTTTGTGCCTAAATATAATACTGTTTCTGTTCTAATAGAATGTTTTGAAGATGCTGTTACAGATGGTATTAAGCGAGTCCAAGACGGCGAATGGGACGGATTTAATGTGGGATTAAACTACGGAAAAGCTGCGGGACAGACCGTTCCGTGGCCTCATGTGCATCTTATTCCAAGGCGTAACGGTGATATGGAAGATCCCACAGGCGGAGTCCGTCATGTTATTCCAGAAAAAGGAAATTATAAAAAGTGGTAACAGTTCATATACCCTGGAGTCCTAAAGCAAATACTATGCCGCTATGGAATGAAATTACAGCTTCAATAGTGGAGCATTTTGGTTTGCCAGGCGATAAGTACACCACAGAGTTAAATGAAAATTATATGAACTTTAACTTTCATAACGAGAAAGATGGATTACTCTGTAAAATACTTGTGAGCGATTATCTATGAGAAACGTCCTAATAGTGACTCTTGCGTTTGCCGCTATAGTGATACTAGTCTTATCGGATTTCGGTAGACACGGCACTAGAGTCTACGACTGCGGAATGGCAGAATGGCACCCAGATATTCCGAATGCCGTTAAAGAAGAATGTAGAAGAATACACTACGAAGAATGGAAACGTCAGCAGGAAGAAAAAAATAAAACTAAACTTATTACTACATGAAATCGTGGACACTAACCGTTGAGGAAGATAAAGTAACCGGTGACGGTATTTTAACTTTTCCTCCTGATCTACTATTAGAGGCTGGGTGGGAAGAAGGGGATACATTACATTGGATCGATAATCACGACGGTAGTTGGAGTTTAATCAAAGAAGAAGACTTGACAAACTTCATTAAAAAAGGTATAATAAACAATGAGCAAAATTAAAATCGCAGAGCTGTTTTACAGCGTACAAGGTGAAGGACGCTATATGGGCGTTCCGTCTGTTTTCTTACGCACATTTGGATGTAACTTTAAATGTGCGGGATTCGGTATGCCAAAGGGTCAACTAAGTACTGAAGTTGATGCTATTGCACAAATCGTAGATAAATTTAAACTATATGAAGAACTTCCATTGGTTAGTACTGGTTGCGATAGTTATGCTTCTTGGGATCCACGTTTTAAGGACCTTAGTCCTATGCTTACAACAGACGCCATCGCAGATAGAATCACGGAGATACTGCCCTTCAACAAATGGCAAGACGAACATCTAGTTATTACAGGCGGTGAGCCATTACTAGGCTGGCAACGTGCTTATCCCGACTTATTGAATCATCCTAAGATGGCAGGTCTTAAAGAAATCACTTTTGAAACTAATGGTACTCAAAAACTGTCAAAAGAATTTAAAGATTATCTAATCCAATGGCAAATGCCTGATTTAGATTTTAATAGAGAAATTACATTCAGTGTCAGTGCTAAATTAAGTTGCTCCGGTGAGGAGCGACACGAAGCTATTCGTCCAGATATTGTTTGCGAATACGAAGAAGTAGGATATACATATCTTAAATTTGTAGTAGCCACAGAAGAAGATGCCGAAGAAGCGATCGAGACCGCAGACATTTATCGTGCTGAAGGCTTCACTGGACCTGTATATCTTATGCCTGTAGGCGGTGTGGAAAGCGTTTATACATTAAACAATCGCCGCGTAGCGGAACTAGCCATGAAGAACGGACTGCGCTATTCGGATCGTCTACAGGTTCCTTTATTTAAAAATGAGTGGGGAACTTAATGAAGAATTTTTTGAAAAAAATAATGGGGTTAGACAAATTAGAAGAGTCTATTACCCGAGCAGAACAAGATCTAGCAGAAGCCAATAAAAGATTAGAAGAAGCAGAAAAAGCACAAAAACTTGCTCAAGAGCAAGAAGAATTGGCTAAACTCAATCCAAAAGACCGTGCTACTCGTAAGAAGGAACCGTGGGTTGGGGTACTAAATACGCATGTCAACAAAGACAATATTCGCAATGGCTTTTTTGAGCTTGACTGGAATGAGTATTTTGTGCTACAATTAAAGCAAGAGGGTTATGGAGCAGATGGCGATTTAGATGAAGAAATCGTCGATCGTTGGTTCCGTGAACTTTGTGCCAATGTTGTAGTAGATGGTGATTATGGTGGTCCTGTGGAAACAGGTACTTTGGACATACAGACTGTTGTAAAGAAAAACAAATGACATACATTTTAGTTGATACTGCTAACACGTTCTTTCGTGCTAGACATGTTATTAACGGCGATGCCGACATTAAGCTCGGTATGGCTTTCCATATTACTCTAAACTCTATTAGAAAGGCCTGGCAACAGTTTAACGGTACCCACGTTATTTTCTGCTTAGAAGGTCGAAGCTGGCGTAAGGACTATTACGAACCCTACAAACGTAATCGTTCAGACGCCCGTGCCGCACATACACAAAAAGAAGCAGAAGAAGATAAACTGTTCTGGGAAGCATTTGATACATTTAAAGAGTTTATCAAAGATAAAACAAACTGCACAGTTATGCAACATCCTCAGCTAGAAGCTGACGATCTTATTGCAGGCTGGATCCAAAGTCATCCGGACGATAATCACGTTATTATTAGTACAGACAGCGATTTCGCACAGCTCATTGCACCCAATGTAAAACAGTATAACGGTGTAATGGAAACTACTATCACACACGAAGGCTACTTTGATGACAAAGGTAAACCGATTATCGATAAGAAAACAAAAGAAGCCAAAGCAGCACCCAACCCAGAATGGCTCTTGTTTGAAAAGTGTATGCGTGGTGATACCAGTGATAATGTCTTCTCAGCGTATCCAGGTGTGCGTACTAAAGGTACAAAAAACAAAGTTGGTCTTACTGAAGCGTTCGAAGACCGTAGCAGCAAAGGATTTGCGTGGAACAATCTCATGCTTCAGAGATGGACTGATCACGAAGGCAAAGAACATCGTGTCTTAGAAGATTACGAACGCAATCGTAGACTGATCGATTTAAGTTATCAACCAGATCACATTAAAGAAATTATTGCCACAACTATTGCAGAAGCCACATCGGCGAATAAGAATGTTACCCAGGTTGGTATTAGACTTATGAAGTTCTGCAATACCTGGGATCTTAAAAAGATTTCAGAACAGGCACAATCATATGCGGAGCCATTGAATGCTAGATACAGTATTAAGGAAGACCACAGTCTGTCGGTATAAAGACACCTGTGAATGTGCCACAGACACATGTTGGGAGAACAATATGACAGAACTACACGCTAAACCAATCATTGCAGATAAATTCTGGATCGTTGAAGAGAATGGCGAGAAGGTCGCTACTCTGAGAAAGAACGAAGACAATCGTTTTGTAATGAGTAATGAGACTGGAATTAAGATTTATGAAACTAAAGAAAGTCTAACTCGAGAGTTTGGTAAAAAATTCTTTACAGTTAAAATTGTTAAAGAATCAGACAATGCGTTGCCTAATGAGGTTCACGGTTATCCAACTAGTACTGAACCACACAATGCTATGTTTGACATCCGCAAGAAACTTCCGTTGTTCACCAAGAGCGGTGATAGCAAGAGTCTCTACTGTGCAGGTTACTATACAATTAAATTTGACAAAGGCTGGGTCAAGAGTTTCTGTCCTAAGAAGATCACTCTCGAACGCTATCCCTATAAAGGTCCTTTTAAAACAGAATTAGAAATGAAACAGGTATTGTCGAATGTCTCAAAATAATCTACCTTCCACACTGCCTACAGTTGAAAAACTCATACAACGAGTAAATGTAGCTGAAAAAAGTCAGCAAAAAGAAATACGAATCACTATACAAGAAGCTAGAGATTTAACTGCTGAATTAGCTATATTAACTTCTAAATTGGGCAAAACAGTTCAAGAAATACATCAAACTTTAGCCGAAATTAAAGAATCTACTGCTAATATCGATGTAAAGTTCGACGGGGGCACCTTCTAAAAGATATAAATATATACGTGGTTAATTAGGAAACACGTATAATATGAGTAGACCAAAGCCAACGATTCTTTTAGAATACGCTAATAAAGATACATTTAAGGTCGAGCAAATACTTGACAGCGAGGCCATCTGGGCTGTATTCTATAAAGGTCAACCTTTCAATTTAAAGAGCGGAAGTCTAGTTGCCAGCTATCCAGGGCCTAAATATAAAAAAGTGTCCTTTTCAAATCCTGGACATGCACATAATCTAGCAAAAAAGTTGAACAGACTTTTTAAGACCTCAGACTTCGCAGTTTACAAACTCACTACCGGTGAAGAGGTAAAATAAAAATGGACACTAAGGATGCCTATACTCGGGTATTCTTACAGGCAGCAAATATAGATCCAACATCCGAAAAAATTAAAGAATATAAATCTGTATGGTGGTGGAATCTACGTTCAAAAGATTCGGGCGGTCTTAGATTGACAGAACACGCATTGAATTTCATCGAAGAATATGCTAAAATAAAAACATACAAAATTGAATTTCCAGAGCAATTTGCCTTTACTCCGCAGGTGCTAATTTGGTTAGACAATTTTATCGATTCCCCCTTTTTTATAACAAAAAAACATATCGTGGTTTTAAAAGAAAAAGCAGCGTTTGAACTGTATCTCTTTTCAGGAGATATTAGAAAGATGGGACACAATAAAGCTCTGGCCAAAAGATTAAGCCAGGAATTACCGTCAGAATAAACCACCCATATAAATATTTTCACTATGTTTGATCTAAATCCTTTAGATGTACTACAACAAAGAAAAGTTCAGTTTTCTGCTCCGCATTTTTCAATGCTGAAAATATCAGAAGGCGAACTATTTGAAGGTGTAGAAGATTGGGTAAGAACTAAGCTCAAGGGTAGATACTGTATCGTTAAGAAACCAGCTATCGACAAAAGTGGAAGTTTACGCTCTTCTCACTTTATAGGATTCGAAGATCAAAAAGAACTAACATACTTTATGCTAGCATGTCCAATGTTAAGGAGAAACTAAATGACAGACGAAGTTCAAAAACAAGAGGCTCCCGTAGCGCCAGCAGCACCAGCTACTGAGGCAGCACCTCAACTACCAGCAGGTCCTGACCTAAACGTCAGTGATCTTGTTGCACTAAAGAGTATTATCGAAGTAGCCACACAAAGAGGAGCGTTCAAAGCAACAGAACTAGAAGCAGTTGGTAAGACATTCAACAAACTAAGTGCCTTCCTAGACGCAGTTGCAAAAAAGGAGGCTTAAAATGGCACAACCAATTAAACACATAGGTCGTATGAAAAATACAGGTGCTAAGGTTCTTGTAGTTTTCAGAACATTACCCGGAGAATCTAATATGGCATTAGTATTGCCTGTGGCAAATCTCCAAGATGTATATCATGATGCTATCATGACCCTTGTTGAAACACCGCAGGCTCAGGATGCGTTTGAGTTTGGCGAAATTATGCATATTCGACCATTCCCTGATGGTAGACCTATGTTACGTGCTATGCAAGCAGACGGAAGATTGCAGAAAGTTGCCACTGACATGGTTATCATGACTCCAACAACTAATAGCAATATTCCATTAGCTGATCTTAATGTTCTAATTGCAGAACAGAAAAATTGTACTATCGACGAGCTTTGCAATTTTGTTTCTGGTGCTCCTAAAGACAAACCAGAAGTTCAAGAAGTTGCAAAAGTAAAAGATCTAGCACCAAATGTAGATCCGGATATTCCTGCTCCTGTAAGAGCCCAAGCTAAGGAAAACGAAGTTTTATCAGACAAAGACCTAGCTAAATCTTTTAGAAGTCAGGCAGATGCTATGTACAAGGAAGCAGCAAGACTACGCAAACAAGCAGACGAACTTGATCCTCCTACAAAGAAAACTAAAAAGACTATAGAAACAGCAGATGCCTAATCCTTTGTTTAAACCTCCAAGGCATTTGGTAAAAGAATGGCCCGAGGTATTTGAAGACCTTTATATGAACACCATGCCAGTGGCATATCTAGAAAAAGTACATCTAGAATTTGCCGATGGCAGGGTGTGGGAAATCGATATAAAGGAAGAATTAGCCAAACAAACTCCGGATAGTATAGCAGATGTGTTAGTTAGTACTCTTCAGGAATATAAAGACGAAATCAAAAAAATTGATTTTAAAGTTGATATAGAAAAACTTAAAAAAGATATCAAGGATTCATCGAAAAATATTTTCTAGTATTTCCGTAATGAATTATCTTTAAATCAGAAGAGGTGAATGTTCTCCAGGGGTCAACTACAATTGACCCCTTTTCTATTTTACAATACAGGTCTTGCTTTTCATCAAATCCCCTGTAATCATAAGTAATCTTTCTATTGTGAGCTAATAGGACAACACCATAACATCCGCTAATATTATCTCCAGTTAACGGATCTATGTAAGTAGGCTTATATCCAAGTTCTTCGCAATAATGTCCGATCAATAAACTATAACTACCATCGCAATATTCTACACCCGGCTTATAGGCTTTTCCGTGTATAAAAATGCTCATGTTATTTTCTTTAGCATGTTTTACTAATTCAGCTGCTAAATTCTTAGCTTGTATTTCTCTAGCGGCCATGATAGAATCAAATAGATCGTAACCTAGATCTAATTCTTTAGCTAGATATCTTAAAGCAATATTATCTCTAGGATGGCAGGCTCCGCCGTCGCCCATGCCGGCTGTCATGTATTGGGGTCCCATAATACGCATGGTACTTTTAGCCAAAGCATCTGTGACAACATCAACATTAATATTTCCTTGTCGAACAGCCACATCTTGGATCATATTCACTAAACCAATCTTAGCAGATATAAAAGTATTATAGAAAACTTTAATACACTCACACTCATCCCATGTACCAATAACATATCTAGGATTATTTTCTATTACAGTTTTATAAAAATCTACAAGTTGTTTTGCATCGCCTGTTTCTGTCCCATCTTCTGTGCCAATCATTACCATTTCTGGATTAACCATATCCCAACCAACCGATCCCATTGCGATTAGATAAGGATTGTAAACAAATCGTGTATTGGTAATTAATTTAACAAACTCTCTTCTAGTTGTTCCTGGCAATACTGTAGAAATTAAAACTAACAATTGATTTTTATTCATATATTTGTTAGCTTCAATCACACACTCTTTGACAATATCATATGAAAAATCTTTTGGTTCGAGATGCGACGTGGGAGATCTTCCGTCGTATTTAGGATCATGCGGGGTCGGAACAGCGATAAAAACAATATCTCTATCTTTAACTGATTCCTCGATAGAAGTGCAGATACGAACTAACATAGTAGGATCAACGAGTTTAATGTCATATCCACAAATATCGTGGCCTTTTTTTGCCATAGCCTCAGCGCAGGGCATACCCAATTTTCCTAAACCTATAAATCCAATTTTCATTTTTGTCCTTTGAAATATTCAGTTGTCGATTTTACTATATCGTCTACAATAATTTTTTTAAAATTTATTTTCTTAATCGTATTTAAATTCTGTTCAATCTGGTCAAACAGATTTATAAAAATTTTTTTACGTGTGTTTTCGTCTTGCAATACCCAATTTAATAATGCTTCATGAAATTCTCTAAATCTGTCTGAGTGAGATTCTATGCTATCAAACGTAGTATCAATACTATTAAAATACAAATCGATATTAAATTTATCCTTTAGATATTTCATAGCGAACGGTTGCGATAAATTTATTTGAGGGCTTCCTGCAGAAATTGGTTTGAAAGTTTTTTCTGAAAAATATAAACCAGGTTCATGAAAATAAGTTTCAGTTACAACAGACAACATTGCATCCCTGTAAATTTTAAAATTAATAGTTCCTGCTTGATTTTCATTTTTTAGAGTTTCTGCAGCAACATCAATTTCTCTAGGATAATTATTTTTTAATAAAATTTCCCATTCGTTAATATCTGCTTTTAAAAATTTAGGTTTGTGAATTTCTTGATCGTTAAAATGAACTCCGCCGCTAACTAATCCGTCATTCAAAATATTTTCTTTTGCTAAAAAATACAGATGTTCAGTCCTACTTTGCCTGTGGGCTCTGTTTAAACTACTGTATAAAAATTTTGATTCTACGGCATTTTTTGCACAGATTTCATCCAGGTTATAGATTGTATCTAATCCTTCTGTGCCTCCGATAAATTCAATAATTGGTTTTTCACTTTTCCGTTTACACCATTTTCTATATTCAGCATTTGCATTGACATTACCTGCAACTACTAGCACACTCATAGGAGGAAGATTTAAAGATTTCATACTATTTGTTAAAGCAGAAAATCCGTCCCAATACTCTTTTAAAAATGTATCTCCCTCAACTATACTAATAATTACTATTCTTATTTTTTTATTTTTTACAGCATCTAGTACATGGATAGGAATATTTTCTAGTGTGTCAAAACTAGCATCATACATATTTTTTCCGGTCCATTGATGAGTTAGTTTACTAACTTCTATTAGATAAACCCCCGGTTCATTGTAATCTGTTGTATAGACAAATTCTGCAGGATCTACATTATAAAAATATTTGAATTGTCTGAAGTTGCGTATCTCAGATATTTGAGGCACGTTTGACAAATTTTGAGTTTCGAAATTATCAAAATAAAATTTCATCTTTTATTTCTGTATAAAATTATTCCGTTATCTTCCGAACACTCTCTTCCATGCCCTTTACCAAAAACGATTTCGTAACCGTAAGATAACAAATAAGGAATCACGGCTCCGTTTTTTCCTATATAAATTCCACTGTGTTCTTGATAAGGTGTATCGTCGCATATAATTAATGATTCCTCATCCATATACGGTAAACATCCAACCATTTGATGTAGATGTTCACGTTGACAATCGAGATTATTAATTTGAACACCTCTATTTTTGTATTCGTCAACTTGCTCTAATTCATGAGGTCTAAGATTATTCATTGGTCCTAACCAATCATAATTATCCAGATACAATACTTTAATTTTTTTGTCAATCTTTGGCAAATCCTCATGAGCCCACTTTGATCCAGATTCTGTCACAATAAATTTTGTGTTTAATAAATGACTAAATGTTTTTAACGCATAATCAACTACGTCGACAGAATAAAAATCAACGTTTAATGACTTTGCATATTCATTAAACCATTCTGTAGATCCTTCACATCTATCACTTCCAATCTCAACAATAATATTGTTTTCTTTAAATGTAAGATTATCTATAAATGATTTTGCATTTTTATGAAAATTAGCCATAATGTCCTTTGTATTCTTGTATTAATCTTAGTAAAGACGAATCAGTTCCGTATGTAGTACATTCACTCTTTGAGTCTAACATAAATCTTAAAGATTTTGGAATAATTTTATTAGGCTCATTGTAAATATTTTCTAATTGATGTTTATTATATTTTATTTTTTCTAATATCGTTTCATAATATAAATCTAGTTTGTCTTTATTATCTATAATATTTTTTAAATTCTTAATAATTTTAACAATTCGTTGCTGTAGATCTGATTCTTCATCAAAACTATAATCAATTATTTCATCATATAATTTTAGACCAAAATGATTTCTTAGATATTGAGTGTGAAATCCTGGAGAGCCAATAGTAATAAAAGGCTTTTCATGGCATATTGGTCTAATTGTTTTTTCGGTTAAAAAGAAATTTCCGGCTTCATAACTTGCTTCTGTAACGATATCTATAAAAGAATTCCTATAAAGATAAGGATCTGTAAAATGATCAACGCTATTTTTAGTATATGACTCTTCTTCAAAAATTAAAGGAGACTTATTATGATATCTAAAGTTGTCATGTGTTTTTACAGAAGTATTATGATAAGTTACATAACCATATTCCAATAATTTATGTTCAATTAATGTATCTAATAACCTGCCTCTCGGTTCGCTGGGTCTGAACATATAAGAGCAATATACTTTATCCCAAACTAGTGGTTTATATTTTTTGTTTTTATACAAAGGCATAACTGATTCAATCATTGCATAAGATTGTTCAGCAATAATATTAGATCTTAAATTAATATTATCTAGATGAGGAGTAATAACTCTAGCAATTTTATTATTTTTAACAAGCCAGGGATTTAATTTATCAAATAACTTACCCCAATTTCCTTCTATATAAACTTCGGTGTTGCTTATTATAATAATTTCGTCTGGATTTATATCTATAACTTCGTTGACTGCAGAAGTCCAATCGTCAGGAATGCTGCCTCCTGAAAAGAAATAAATTTTTTTCATATAAATTTAGAACGTCTAGGATCTTCTTCCCATGTGGCATTACTAGTATAATAAAAATGAATTAGATTATCTCTAGTAATAGTATCTGGTGTGGATAATATCTGCGAGTTTCCGTGTACTAACCAAGTTTCATAATTCCAGATTACTAATCGATTTCCTAAAGGTTCAATTTTTTTAACGCATTCTGTATTATCTTTATTCCATAATTCTAAATCACCGTTCCATTCTGATTTCCAATTAGGAGTAAGATATAATATTAAATTTACTTTTCTATTAACCTGTAATTGATCATTCCAATTAAAATCTGTATGTAAACCTAATCTATTTCCTGCAGATATTTTTGCTAGGCCGCCGCCACGCAAATGAGGATCTGGTATTAATTTTTCTATTTTTGTAATACCTTCTATCCAGTATAAAAATTTACTCGAGTTAAAACTATCCGACAATGATTGTAGCAACGGAGATTTGGTAAAATCTCTACACTCTTTTCTAAAACTCACGCTATTAGAAAATACAGTGTAAGCACTATCTGGTATATTATCGATATCTTTAACTACTGTATCAAATATGTCTGAGGGCAAAAAATTATCTATGATTGTAAGAGGAACAGGTTGTTCCTCAAAATGAGTTTTTGCTAATTGTAAAGAAGGGTATATTTCCTCTAATTTAGAAATAAACTCATATATCTGATCATGCATTTTGTTTTTTCTTTAAAATCTCAAAATTTTCTTCTGCAATAACTTTACAGTTATTAACTAGTTCTCGATAGTCCGATTCATTTAAACTGCATATACGTTCTATCTCTTCAACAATCATATTTAATCGCTTTTTGCTATCAGTTTCGTTGTCATATGCTTCGTTGATAAACGGAGAATATGTTTTAAACCCTAAATTTTTTAGGTCTTCTAAATAAAAAGGAGTTGAAAATACTATAAAAGGTGTACGACAAGCAATAGGCTTGTATCCTTTTTCAGTTATCGAAGTAGGAGCAAAATTTCTATCATACTTTTTATCGCCATGAACATATTCTTTTTGATCAAAATGAGTTTCTATTATTAAATGAAAGTCTGTAGACCTAATAGTGTCGTAGGTTACATTCGACCATTTATTTTGTACTTCGTTGCTGATACTTAATTCATGTGGACAACGTTTTAACCATTTGTTAGCATGTTTAGGTAATTCTTCTACTCCTAATTTTTCTAAATCCTCAAACATTGTTTCTAAAGGAATTTTTTTCGGAGGATCGTTGTAAGGATGTATGTTGTGAAAAGAATAATTAAAATGATCTAATAATTTTCGTCTTTGAAGTTCTACATATACATATAGTCTCCAAATTCTATAATTTCTACTTAAAGAACTAAATTTATGAGTAATCGGTAATCTTTCGTTTTGTATTTTAACTGTATTAAAAAGATAGTTGTTAACTGAAATGTTTACCCCAGCTATATTTCTTTCTAATAAATGTTTTTCTAAAAACTTTTTATGATTTTCATCCATTACAATTATATGTAATTGTGCTGGATTTATTTTTCTTTGAGTTATCGTTTTAACAACATCATCGACAAAATAAATTTCAAACGTTTCACTATCATTGTCGTGAATTAATTGAACAGAGGAGTTAGATCTTAGATAATCCCAATTTTTTTCATCTAACGCATCGTATAGTTGAATTCCGCTCTGTAATTTATCGTACGGATGATGATAAAAAATAACTTCATCATCATAATCGACCTGGTCTAGAGTTTTAATTTTTTGATATTTAAAATCATGCGAGTAATGTCTACCGCTTTTACTGTAAATTGGCATCTACTTGTTCCTTGATCCACGCATATGTATGTGTTAGTCCATATTCTAAATCTTCATCCGGTCTCCAATCTAGTAACTGTTCGATTAGATCATTGTGACTAGATCTTCCCATAACTCCCACGGGGCCCGAAACATTTCGAATAGATATGTTTTTGTCTGCTATCTTACCTATTAAGAATGCTAGATTGTTAATGGAAATCATACGTTCGCTGCCTAAGTTAACAGGAACAGTAATATCGCTATTCATTATTTTTAATAAACCTTTCAAACATTCTTCAATGTAAAGAAAAGTTCTTGTTTGTGTTCCAGGTCCCCAAATATCGATTACACCTCCACTTGGACATTCTGCAACTTTACGACATAGCGCAGCCGGGGCTTTTTCTTTACCATCATTCCACGAGCCCTGTGGACCATAAACATTGTGTAGTCTAACAACCTTTGCATCAATACCGTAATTCTTTCTGTGTGCTAGATACAACCGTTCACTGAATAATTTTTCCCATCCATACTCTGTATCTGGTTGAGCAGGATATGCTGTATCTTCTTGACAGTCGGGATTATCCGGATCTTCTTGATTAAACTCGGGATAGACGCAGGCACTAGATGTATAGAGTATTTTTTTAATTTGTTTTTTACAAGCTTCGTGTATAACATTTAAATTAATCATTGCAGAATTATGCATGATATCAGAATCATGCTCTCCTGTTCCAATGTATCCTGTGCCGCCCATGTCTGCGGCCAGTTGATAAATTTGATCAATGTCCGTTGTTATCAACTGTTCTACCAATTTAGGATTTCGTAAATCATATTGATAAAATTCATCTGCAGAAGTTTCTCCGTACAACGGAAATTTAATATCGGCTCCGATTACATAATGTCCTTGAGATTTTAGTTCTTTGACTAAATGATATCCAATAAATCCGCCCGCACCGCAAACTAAAATTTTCATTTTATTCTCCATACTTTTCTACAAATTGTTCCATCTCAAAATCTTTCATTGTACGCAAATGATTAAAATTATATTCGACAATATCTTTAACATTGTTTGTAAAATCTATTTTCTTTTCTTCGGACCAATTTGCTACTTCTTCTACAATTTTTAAAACTGCTAACATTCTAATTTCATTGTCTTGAATTAGATCATAATCTTCATTCCAAAACTCTGAAAAAGTTTTAAATCCTAAATCCTTAACGTGACGTAAACTTCCGTATGACCCTATCATAATAAACGGTTGCTTAAAGGCGATAGGCTTAAACGTCTTTTCTGTAATATGAATAGGTTTATCAAAAAAGAATGTTTCGCTGACGATATTTATAAGTGAATTTTCATAGTAAGATTCGACAGCATCAACTGTGTTCTCCATAGGGTAGCTATTAAAATTCGTATTGTCTAATATTAACGGAAGATGAGAATTTGCCTGTTTAACATCATCCTCTGTAAACTCCAATGCAGGATATTTTGTTATGGTATATTTCATATTATCTACGAATGTAGCACCCCTTTCTGGTTGGGTAGCCGACATACTGATATAAAATTTATCTAACAAATTTTTCTTTGCCATCGCTGTATAAAAAACTAATCTGTGATCGCTGTATCTTCTATTAAAATTTAAAAATAATTTTTTTCTAGGTCCTACTTTATACGGAATATTTTTATACTTGTTAATGGCCAGTTCTAAGTCAGTTTTATCAATTCTAAACACAGGAAAATATTCAACATTGATTTCTGGTTGTAAATTATTTCGTTTACAAAAATCCTCATAAATTTCTTTTCCGTTGGCGCAGTTGCTAACATAGATAATTTGCGTTAATGGAAATCCTTTGCGCTTAAAATAGTTGGTCATTGCCATTAAAAAATTATCTGAAAAATATGACTCATATAAAACTGTAACCATTATATAAGCAGTCTTAGATTTAATTCTCCATTCAACTTCTCTGTGCATCTGCGCATTAGATAAAAATCCATGACTATCACTAAAGATTCCCGGCACGTCTGAATAGTGCTTCATAGAAAAATTAAACTCGTAAATGAATGGACCTTTAGGTAATCTTCTAGGAGAGCAGAGATTCACATCAGAAAATCTTTCATAGAAATGCGGATATTGATAATGGGAATGATCGATATAAGATGATGTTGGTTCCATTATTCCAGAAACAAAATCAGCCAACGAGGGCAGTCTATTATTTGTTAGAGGACCGCGAGGTCCAATCCATTCATAGGCTAAATTTAATCTCTTACTCATCTTTGCAATTCCAATAAAAATGTTCTAGTTCTGGGAACGTTTTGGTGAAATCTGTGCCGCGTCTACGGTCGTATTCTGTAAACCAATTAAAGAAGTCTCTTTTGCCTTCTTTTAGCTTTTCTGGGGTATAGATACTAGTTTCCATGTATTTTACCACTCTTTCAAATTTTGCGTACTCTAAGTCATTGAATTTACTACGGTTTTTATCGTCTAAATTGGATTTTATGTAATTTAGATGGGAGTACATATAAGGTAAAAACTCGTCTTTAGGCAGTAAATTCATATCGTACTGTAAAGGCTCTTTAAGGAACGGAGTATCAAAACGTACCCGCTGCCATTTGTTTTGATTGAATCCATTATACTTAACACGCCACTCTAAGATCTTTTCTAACAAACTTTGGAAGTTTGGCACAGTTAAGATGTTAAATGTGATCATGAAGGTGATGGGCAATTGGGTATTAGTTAGATATGTATCTAGGTTCTTTTCCCATACGTTAATATCTAGTCCAGTACGAATATATTCTGCTTGTGGACCCCAGGTATCCATGCTGGTAAAAATTTTAAAATCTTTTATTTTACCGCCATTGACTAGATTGTTTACTTTTTCAACTAGCCGATCTATAAGCACAGGCTTAACACCAAAATTAGTGTTGATGTTTAGTTCTAGATTAGGTAAGGGATTTGTTTCAAGGTCTTCTAACAATCTCCATGTACTTTGTTGTAGTAGAGGTTCTCCGCCTGTAATGCGTAAAATAGTTAACGTCTCACGTACCTCTGGCCACCAACGCCACCATGCATCGACATAAGGATTGTTTTCTTCTTCGTAGATTTTAAACCAGTCAATGTCATTGCGATGGTTTTTAACCATATCATAGGGACCGTAATCTTTGATCTCTTTGTAGTATGCGCTACTGTGCTTAGGATGACAATATCCGCATTTAAAATTGCATTCGTTGCCAAAACTAACTTCAATGTACTGAGGATTTATATTTTGATCCCAGTCGCCATCCTTAATTTGTTGAAAACGTTCTGGTGTGTAGATAGTCGAGTTGCGTTCTTTACGATCACTAATGTAATCTTCACCCATTGCTTCAATATTCCAACAATAATTACAGCCGCTAGGCTTACCACCGTTGAGCATTTCTAAACGTTCATGTTTCTTTTGTTCTGTATTATGTAAAGCACTAGGATCAATGACGATTTCATCTAAGGGAATTTTATGAGGTGCAGGATGATAACAACTGTGCGTTTCGCCTGTACCTAAATAGATAGTTGTATGATGCCACTTAGCCAAACAGAATGTAGGACTAATCTCATTCATAATAGGAATAAATTTTTTAATCCGTACTATGTCATCCATTGAATTGTTCCTCTAGCCATGCAAAATCATTAATCTTCTTAAGTGCTTCTAAATCTGTTTTATACTGTATGCCGTAGTCTCTACCTTTGATTGCACCGTCCTTGGCATAGTTATCAGTAGACTCCTCACACCAAATACGCAGACGTTCTTGGGTTTCTTCATCTTGTTGACGATCAATAACACGACTGGCTAACTTAGCGCATTCTCTGAATGCAGACTTCCATGTGTTAAAAGGATCTGTGTTAAATCCGTTGACGTTGGAAACTTCTGGCATAGGTCTGAACCATTTACTAATGCTAGTAGTCATATCAGGTTTAGACAAATCCATGTCAATAGTTAATTGCCTAGGTAAAAGTTTTACGCCACCATTGCCGTATTCTAATCCGTTAACGGGATTACGACTCTTCCAAACGTGTACTGTACTTTTAGCATTGAAATCATAATAAGGAATATGATGATTAAATGTAAATTCATCTAATACAATAGCATCAGCATCGACAACATAGAACATGTCCGTAGATGCTGATTTAGCTGCTTCTATATGAGCCTGATGTATTCCTTTTATGTTCTTAGTCCACCGCAGATTATTGCCATTTATTTTATTTGATAATTTAGAAAATCTTTCTTCGGCAAATGGTTCGTAGTAAGAAATAAATGCAATGTCAAATGGTCTAGGATCGCTGGCTACTATATCAATTTCTTTTTTATTTGTAAAGAATCTATAATCCCATTCACGTTGTAAAATACGTGCAGATTTAGGAAATATGCAAATACCATCATAATATTCTCCGTTTTTAAAAACGTGAATATATTTTTCATCCCACTTAGGTATTCTGTAGTCTAATGTAAAATCATCTCTAATATCTATATGGTCCCAAATTACCCAAAAGAAATTAGTAAACGATTTAGACTTAACTTCGTCAAATGTTTTTACGTTTTCAAGTTTTTGAGCATTAGGAAAACGATGCTTTAGATTATTCCAAGCATCGTTATTTGCCGCTCCTTTACTAACGTAAAAAATGTCATACATTATCCGGCATCCGATAATAGGTAAGACCTAAATTAATTGTTTCGTCATATAGGTCTAAAGTAAATTTACTTTGTTGTGCATTTAAATAAGGCCAATCTAAACCTAACTGTTGTCTTAGTTTAACACCTAAGTCTTGTATGTCTTCTTCTACAAAAGTATGATTAACATTTTCATTGTAGATATTTCGTAAAATTTCAAAATCTCTTACATCAACATAATTCCAATCTGTGCAGTTAGTCATCCATGTTCCCATGCGAGCACCTAATATAGCATACTTCCCATTTTCTTCATGGCTTCCAACTGTTGACCACATACGCAGTCTATGAATATTATGCCACCAGATTCTTTCTTTAATTTCCTGTGGCGGGACTTTGACACCGTCAAGTAAGGTCATCTTAACACCTTCACGAAAACCTGCTCGCCATGCTTGGAAAGGGCTACCTGTGATAACGCTTTCGCTGTAGACCCTTGGAAAATTGCGATACCCATCTTCCCAACAAAAATCTACCTGTGCTCGATCACTTGTAGAATTTTCATGTGTCTGCATATTGAGGACAAAATCTTTCTTCCAAATTTTTAATCCGCCGTTGCCGTATCTCAATCCGTTAATGCTGTTGCGGCCACACCAACCGTAGACCTGTATCTTAGGATCTGACATGTCTAGTTCTAGATTAAAAAATGTAGGATCTACAATGTTGTCAGCATCAACAGTGATAAACCATTCTGTTTCACTTTGTTCTGCTGCGGCTTTGTGTGCGTGATCGCTGCCTTTAACTCCGTGAACACGTTTTGCCCAAGGAACTTTATTACACAGATCTGCATAATGCAGATCTGCATTAGGTTCATCGTAGCTTAGGAAGACTACATCAAATTCAATAACTTTCATTTATATTCTATAACGTAATTTTTAAATAGGCGACGTGTATAAACACTAAATTTATCATACTCGATATCTTTAATTGTTTTAGTCTTACCTATTAGGTCATTTATTTTAACACTAAACATCTTAAAGATCAAATTAGGATCGTTATAATCAGTTATTAAAAAGTTCATTTCGGTATCACCGTCCCAAACAAAATTCCGTTTTTTTACAACTTCTTTCTGTTTTTTAGTTCCACCGAATTCTTCTGATAATTGTACTTTTAGTGTTTTATTTTTTTTGGAATAAGTTAGATATACATCGGGTTTTTTGATATTTGAATATTCAATAGATATGATTCTATGTAATATATCATCTAGCTTATTAAGATTTTTAATTTCGGCTATTTCTAAAGTGCTTGAATTTGTATCAACTAAACAATTATCAATTAAAATTCGAGCTTCAATAATAGATTCGGCAGTTTCATTGTCTATAGGAATCTGATATTTTTCATTTATAAAAGCATGAGATGGTCCTACACTGATAACTTTTCCTGATTCGGGATTATAGACAGCCACATAAGTTATCGGAGTTGGTTTATAATTAGCCCACCACTCATCAAAATCAATTACTTCTTCCATGCTATCTCCTCTAAGATGTTAATCATCTCGTCATTTATTTTGTCCTTTTCAACATAATGAACAATGTCAGTTTGTTGATAATTTCCTATTTTAAGCTGCCCTTTCCTGTTTAGATAAAATCCTACATGATCACTCCACGTATCAGCGGGCCAGGGCCAATTTTGTATCATTGGTTTCATATGCACTACCCTAGGAAAATCTAAAGGATATGATATATCGTCGACGATATCTAAAATTTTAGATGCTAATGCAAATGCTTCATCTGTTCCAATAATTTTCGGTTTATGTTCACTTAAAAATACATTAGAAAATTCTGTAGGATTTTTAATTATTTCTCTACCTAAATCAAAAAACTCTTTGACTACGTTGCTATCTTTCTTAAAGAAGGTCCACATAGAATATAGATTAGGCAAATCATTTTTTACAAATGCCTTTCTATAATAATCACCAGCAACTATATCACCTCTATAGGTGTAAGATTTATTAGCCACATATAATTCCGAATTCTCAACAAAATAATCTATCCAATGGCTATAATCTCTAAGAAACAGCATGTCTGCATCTAAACACACTGTATGTTCCCAAGGAGTCAACCGATCCATCCACGAACGACCATCCCAGAATGTCTGCTCCGACCATTCAATGATTTGATCAAATACCCAAGGACTTTTTAATTTTTCTATTCTAGATTTATCATCAATAACTAGTGCTACCTTATCATATCCTTCTCGTTGTGTATTTTTTATACTCAGTGCAAGGCCGTAGGCTAATTTTAAATAATCTATTTTTTCGTGATTTGCTACAACTATTAGATAACCAAAATTCATATCATCTCCAATAGCTGATCTTTGTTTCTTATTATACTTTGTTTATTCATAACGTGAATGTCAATTTCAGACACCACTGCTGCGCAATAATTATTATCTAGCTTATGATTAACCATAAATTTTAATCTAGAATTTTCGACCTCGTAAAGTACATCTTTATCTAATGATGTAAACACAGGAGGAAGACGCCCTAAGCTAGTTTCTTCAAATCCATCTAATATATGTTTGGCAATGCTAAACGCAATGTCGTTTCTATATTGTCTATTGTCAAATCTAAATATATCTGCATAGTGCTTATAATTTTCTTTAACAAAGTTTACTGTATCGAAAAAAAGTTTTGAATTTTCGTTTTTAGTAAACATCACAGTTGTAGCCCAATATAATTTAACTCCGACTTCTGAAATGTATTTGTCGAGATATCCTAATCTTGTATTGTCATAGATATCATTGATAGATTCTCCAATCATAATATCAGAATCTATATCCCAATACTTGTTTAAATGGTTTGTTAAAACTAGAAAATCGCTATCTATTAATAATGTTCTATCATAAGGAGTCAAATCCCATGCACTGTCTCTATTAGAATTAACAAATGGTACGACATTATCGCGATCGCCATCAAACAACCTTCGTTGATTATTTGTTTCTGGTTTGTTTATGATTATAATGTTTTCGAATACTTTTGATGCTAGGTCTAGAACAGATGATTCTCTCATCCACTCCACTGTAGATGGATCTGTTACCAGAGAAGCTGGTACATTTAAATTTTTACTTGCGAGGCCGCCAGAAATTACTGCCATTAGCGCATAGTCTACCGAACGACTGTTATGTGCGTAAATTAATATTCCACGTTTCATTGTTCTAATAGTTTTTCTACAGATCTACTCTTTTTTAATTTTTGATGTTGTTCCAAATATTCATTTGTAACTTCAAAATATCTACTAAAAATTTCTTCTTTGAATGATTCTAGATCTTCTATTAAAATAGGATTTTCGTTTTCGTCTAAAAGAACAACACCCTGCGTTCTGCCCTTTTCGCAGAGTAAATTTACAAAGGTTATTAAATTTCTGTCAATATGAAAAAGACCACCATTAAACCCGTAGGTTAATTTGGCCTGCATTTTTTCTTTAAGGATTTTTCTTTGGATTGAAAAAGTCTGCTTGTAGTTGGCAAAATCTAAAACTTTTTTTAGATGTTCTTCCATATTTTTCTCCTGAATTAACTGCGCTGTTTATTTAGCGGTCAGTTATTAGGCAGAAAAATTATTAAGAGCCGGTTATGGAAGAAAGAGATACAGTGGGGTTAGTCACTGAGAAAGTTCCGGCAGGTACTGTAACTCCAGAGGCATAAAGTAAACCTATGGAAACTGTTAGTGTACCGTCGACGCCGTCATCTGGGGGGAAATCGGCAGCGGTTTTATTTTGAGTTGGCAAACCAGGAGCGATTCCAGGATCAGTATAGTTATCAACGAAATCCACTCTGAACTGAGCATATGCAGAATCGCCAGAACTGTTAGAGATAACATCAGCACATCTAGCAAGTATTCTATAGGTGTTCGAACCGTAAGGGCTCGATCCGCTTATACTGTACCATTGCTGATAGGTATTGTTTAATCTATACCAATTTTGAGCATCGTTAGGTGTTGTTCCTGTTCCTGGATTATTACCACCGAATGATTGAGTTCCGGCTGTGCTTAGTATAGAAGTCCAAGATGTATTTTGAGCATTATTTAAAGTACCGGTAGACTTACTAGCGGTAAATCTAATTTGTCCTCCGCTATTAAAAAAGAATCTTGCAGAGTTAGGATTTGACCAGTAAACATCTACTGTTGTGCTTACAAAACTGCTCCAAGCAGTTGTTCGTGAAACTGTTGCAGCCGTAGTTGTAGCAAATTGTCCGGCGCCTACAGTAAACTTATTAGCAATAATAGTATTAACTAAAGAATCGTGTGCATCAAACGGAGAATTTGTAGAATTGTATCGTACAGTATTCCCCTCAGACACAGTATAGGTAGTCGGTGCAGAACCATATATGTGTGTCCAAGCATTTATGATATCAAATCTTAAATTGCTCCACTCGTTGACTGTTACTTTATTTCCTTCGGCGACCGCTGTGCTTCTTATAGTTTGTCCCCAGCCGTTCGTGCCGGCACCTAGGCCTAAAATAGGCGTCAATTTATTTCGGATTCCGTTATAGTCTGCTTGGCTGATTATACTGTTAACTGCTGCTGGCATAGTGAGTTATTTAATAAATTATGATGCAGATATAGAAGAAAGTGAAAATGTCGGGCCAGTAACTGTAAAAGTTCCGGAAGGAAATAAAGATCCCGATGCTTTTAATTCTTCAACAGCGATATTTAACGTTCCGTTAACTAAATCGCCGGGAGGTTGATTTCCTCCAAAAATTGTATCAGGATCAACATAAGTATCATTTAAACTAACACGTATGTATAATACCGTAGCAGTACCTGTAGAATTATTGGCAACATCAGTTTTTGCTTCTAACCTATAATTGTTGGCAGAATATGGAGTAGTTGCCGATGTTTGATAATATGTTTGATACGAATCGGTTAGATTATAATAATTTACAATAGGATCAGTGTCTGCTCCGAACGATTTAGTACCTACACTAGTTAATAAATTTTTCCAAGCGTTAACCTGCGGAGTAGAAGAACCTCCCGAAATTGCAGGAGTTACTCGAATTTTTCCGCCGCTGTTAAAAAAGAATCTTGCCTGATCAGCTGTTGAAAATGTACAGGTTATTGTCATTGATGCCACAGTCGACCAAGCCAAAGAATAACTAGATGAACCCTTAGAAGTAACCAAAGATTGACTAGATGCAATTTGAAATCTGTTTGTTATGGCCGATTCTAATAAAGTATCGTAGTTATTATTGGGCGATCCTGCTCCAAAGCTAATCGGGTCTCCTACATTAACTGTAACAATATTTGGCATTACGCCATCTTGGTGCATCTTGATACTGGTAATATCGTATCTAAGCAAATCCCACTGAGCTTTAGTTATATTGTTACCGCTAAACACATCCGACGACTGTACAGGCTGACCGTAACCTCTGGTGCCTGTTCCTGTTCCTAATAAGGACTGTGCCTTATCCTGTATTGTTATATACTCGGAAGCAAAAATTTGGGTTCCAGAATTTGCCATAATTATAGTACCAATACTTCTACTGTCTTAACATCTGTGTTGCTGTTGCTTTCTAAGGCGATAGCAAACACATCGTTAGCGTGTGGAACTGCTGCCGTTGCTGTTCCGTTATTACCTGCTATTAATCGCTGTCCTTTTCGAACAGAACCAACTACTTTACATGGAACGCGACCTTTTAGAGCAATATATGTACCGCCTTCTAAGTCTTTATTCATCATAAACGCAGGATTTGTAGAAACTACACCAATAGCACGTTGACCCCATTGACATGCTTCCACTTCATGTTCACCGTGCTCGCATACAGAAACAACTGTACCCGGATCATATTCTTTATCTGCCAAATATTTTTCTGCAAGGTCAGCGTAACGAGCCGCTGTGGCTGTTCCGTTGAATATGTTTGCTGTAATATTTCCGGTGGCGTCTCGAGCAGCAATACTATAAGCAGTAGCAGATAATCTAGCAGTTCTATATTGTGTGCTAACTGTGGTATTTGACCAGGTAGGATCAGATACCGCATCTGTTCGATCAATGAATGTTCTGTCTGATTTATCAGTTGTTCCAACAAACTGTGTAGCATATATTTTTCCTGTAGAATCTCTAACAGGAATAGTAGCTACTGCGCTTCCAGGAACTGCGGTTGACGGATCTAAGTCATTTAATTTACTAGAGTTAGTCGCTGTTGCGGCAGATCCTGTTACAGATCCAGTCAATGTTCCAACAATATTTGCTCCTGCATAACCAATTTGTTTAGCAGAAGCATCTATCATAACAGTATTATCAGAAGCTAATACGTTTCCTTTTACACTGCCTGTTACATTACCTGTTACATTACCTGTTACATTACCTGTGAACGTAGTAGCATAAACATTATTCCATGCTAAAGATGCTGTTCCTAGAGAATATGTATTATTATCTCCTGGAACAACTCCTGTTGATCGTATAATTGCAACATCACGTTCGTCAGTTACATCTGTTACTGTAATTCTAAATGTAATAGGATTACCTAATCTATTTTCAACGATAACTTCGTCTCCACCTTCTACACGAATACGAAGATCGTTACCGTCACCAATTTGTAAACCTGGATCTTTAAACGCTACTTCTGAGGTAAATGTGTTATCGCCTTTTAACAGATAATTGTCTGCGGTAAATCCGCCTAACTTTAATGCATTAGATGATGTTCCCCAGAATACATAATCATCTGTTGATGTGCCAGATTGTGATTTAGCTAGAGTAAATCCTTTCTTAATTACTGTAAAATCGTCGATGGCGTTCTTATCAGTATCTAGAGTAAATGCTGTTTTACTAACAACACCGATTACTTTGTCGTCTGCAATAATTTTTAATATTGTATGAGGACCTACCGCAGTATTTGCAGTGCCATAAACAACTGCAGAACTGACCAATGAAGTTCCTAGGTCGGGGCTAGCAACTGGTCCTACTAGGGTATATTCTGTTCCGTTCCAAGCATATAACTGTTTTGCAGATGTATCCCACCAAAAATCACCTGTAGATAATCCGCTAGGAGCTGTTGAACTTGCTTCAGCACCACCAGCGACCTTAAATTTTGAACCGTCGTAAAATTTAAGTTTCTTATTAGCAGAATCAAACCAAATTTGACCCGTAATAGCCTTTGGAGGGGCTGTAATATTAGCGAAATTTTCCAATAAATGTAGGAAATTTTCGTTTTGTACTTCGCCGTATCCGGCGTAATTTTTACCGATAAATCGAAGATCGGTAGTTGTGTCGATAGTACCATCTCCAACAGATGTTAAAAATGTACCATTAAATTTATTGACTTCATATGCCATTCTGTTAGCCCCTAATATCTATTATTTATTACATCATAAAATGCGATTCGCTGCTGCTGCTCGTTGTTGTTCGAGCTCTAAATATTCTGCTTCTGATAAAGTTGTAGATTGCCCTAGTGCTTTTTGTCTAATATGACGCAGAACTTTCCAATCTGTGTTGCGCAGAAACTCTCGTTCTACTGCATTTTTCTTTTCTTGTTCTTTTGCAGAATTAGAATAATCTGGATTAACAATTACAGTTTTTGTCGCTACATCAAATTTATGTGTTTCGGCTGTAATCTGATTGTGCTGTTCGTCTGTAATCTCGATAACTGTTACCGAAGACGGCACATTTGGCATATAATTTAATACGCTTACAACATTATTATTTTCAATACAAACGTAATACATTGTTATCTCCAAATTGCCAAGTAGTTTGCTGCCGGTGTAGAACGCTGTTCAGTATTCTGTACCCAAATTCTAACTCTATCACCTAAGTTTGCCCAAGTACATCTCATTGAATCGTCTCCGTTAACTCCGCCCGCATAGTGGATTACTGCAATGCTAGGAATAAATGCAACTAGACTTGACATAGTTTTTCCGCTTGGGGGGAAAACATCGACCCAGTTATAATCGTTATTCCATGATCCTACTATGTTAGTATAACCATATGCATATAATGTGTTACCGGAAGTAAACACTAGATTATTATCCGTAGTAGCTATCTGTTTCCAAGGACTCCATGCTGCGGTATTGCTAGTATCATCATTAACTCTAAAATACAAACCGGTAGGAGCACTTTCTTCCGAATTCCAATTAAACGCAATCTGTCCTGAATATACTCCGCTCGGGCCTGTAACTGTTATACCGCCAAAGTATGCGCCAGGAAAATCTGTATTAGAATATGCGCTGAATCCCCTTATACTTCTTTGAGGGAATGATTGTGGCCCTGGACTAGAAACTCCTGTTGAAAATTCATCATAACTTTGAATACTGCTTATAGATGCATCAACATATCCCTTAGTTGCAGCATGGAGGGGTGCTGTTGGAGTAGCATGTAATGTTAAGTACCCGGACATAGTGTCACCGGATTTCAAAACGTTTGAACTAGCAGCACCAGTTAAATTAGCTGTAATAGTACCTGCGGCAAAATTACCGCTGGCATCTCTCGCCACTATTTTATTTGCAGTATTAGCAGAAGTAGCATCAACTGATATCGTAACAGGAACAGAAGAATTAAAATTGTTTACACTACCACTAGTAGTAGTGTTGACCATGTTTACATATGATCCTTTATTCAATTGTTCAAATATTAAAGATTCCCAACTTGGTCCGCTAGCTCTTGCTTTTAAAACATAGCCGTCGGCTCCTAGTCCTAATGTAGTAGTAGTTCCTATACCCGATTGAAAAACTAATGCTCCGGCACCGCCGCCTACTATATTTGTAGATGATGTTGCTAGGGTAGCTGTGTCGGCATTACCTTTAAATTCATCAGCATAAATTTTATTGAACTTGTAACCAGGTATACCTAAATTAGTAGTATTATCTCCAATGATTGCCGGAGCATTTGGTCCACCTAGAGATAACGATGTTGCAGAGTCAACGAAAGAAACATCAGGACCTGTTGATCCCATATCAAAATTTAATGTGCCGGTAGTAGATCTTATAGTCGGTCGACTTGAATCTACTAGTATTCTTAATTGTCCCGAACTTCCTAATGTCACTCCTGCATCTGCTACATTTAAAGTCACTAATGTTCCTACATTTGTAAGAAACGATGATGTAACATTAGGTGCTAACGTATCACCGGTTAGTGTTGCTGCTGGAGCAGTGATATTAATATCAGTAGTTCCATCAAAATTTACACCATTTATTTTTCTAGCTGTGGCAAATTTTGTTGCAGAAGCAGCATTACCGCTAAGGCTGGCTCCGATAAATTGATTGGCTGTGACTATATTAAAATTGCTAGTCCCTGTACTGGTTACTTCGCCTGTCAAATTTCCAATAAAATCTGCTGTTATAGTTCCTGCTGAAAATCCACCTTGGCTATTTCTAGCAACAACTTTACCTATAACATTTGAAGGAGTTGCATCAACTCCCCATGTTATTTCAGAACTACCGTCAAAGTCAGCACCAGTTAAATAATTTCCTTTCTTTAACTTATTAGTTGTAGAAGATTTAATAGTTACATCGTTGGTGCCATTAAACGGAACTCCGTTTATAGTTCTAGCGGTTTTAAACTGATCTGCTGTGTAGGCATTACCTGTTATATCACCGTTAATCTTAGAGCTTGATGATAAATTAATTCCTACTATAAGATTATTACTAAATCCGCTTACAGAATCTGTAGGATTTATTGTAAAGTTTGTTTTAGAAATAATAGCAACAACTTGATCATCAATTTCTAAAAATATAACAGGTTTCGGATTACCATTTATGTCGCTGAGAGAGGTAGACCTTGCTCGAGTAACTCCAAAGCCCTCAACAGATTCTGGACCAATGAATGTCCAAGCAGATCCGTTCCAGACATTTAAAACATTTGAAGAGCTTTTTAACCATAATGTTCCAGCATTTGGATTAGTAGGAGCTGTTTCGCTAAGAATAGCAGATCCTATAGGATTCCAATTGTTGCCGTCGTAGGCATAGGCAATATTATTCGTAGTGTTAAACCAAATTTGACCTACCAGCGGTCTAGAAGGAGGAGCATCGTTGGCAAAATTTTCTAATAAGAAAATAAAGTTTTCATTCTGTGTTTCACCGTAACCAACGTAATTTCTACCTACCAAACTGATGCTTGTAGAGGTATCAACAGTTCCATCTTCTAGAACTACTAATAATTCCCCGTTAAATTTATTAATGTTATATGCCATTTAAAACGCTCCTGATCTCATTACGGTGGTAAAATTGTATCTGATTGCCATGTCCATACTCCGCCAACTATTTGGAATAATTTAATAATTCTTGTTGTTGTTATCGAAGCCGCAGTAATTGTGGCCACCGGAAAAGAAATATTTGTTACCGCCGGAGCTGTTCCTCCGCTGAGATTTGTCAAGAATGAACTAGTTGACAATGACGGCGGTAATGCGTTGATATCTAAGTTTTGAGCGTTATTTGAAATTAAGTTACATAAAATTCTAGCAACTGTTCCTGCTCTAAATTCAGCTACCGGTGCTAAATTGTTTAAAATGTTGGCAATAATATATGTGTTAGATTTACCGTCCGATAAATCAATGCTGAATACCAACGGTCTACTTTCAATTCTATTATCTGTGTATTCTTTTGTAGCTGCATCCTGCGGATTTGTTGGGTCCGCCATGCCTGTGATTTTAGGATTGCCTATAAGAGCAACATTTCCAGTACCGTCTGGTGATAATTCAATATTATCATTGTTAGAGATTGTAGAAATTCTATTATTTTCCAATCTCATCTGCGTCACTGGTGGAATGCCAGGACCGATGTTAACAACGTTCTGTGTACCAAACGCAGTAACTCCAGGAATACTTGTGATCGCAGAACCTAAACTATTACCATCAATAACTTTAACGCCGTCAATGTATATGGCTTTTCCTGTAGCTAGATTCAACGTTTCTGATACATCTAACCAATTATCAGCTAGAGAGTAAAGAATAGTTTTATCAGTGCTACCTTTAATTGTAATACCGCCACCGTCTGCTGTAGCATCAGATGGTGTAGCCACACTACCTAATATAATATTTTTATCTTCGATCGTTACATTTGCTGTGTTAACTGTAGTAGTAGTTCCTTCAACAGTTAAATCGCCAGCGATTATAAGATTACCGCCAATAGATACCTGACTGGTAGGATAATCTTGATAAAGTCCAATAACTCGACTAGAAGCATTAACGCGAATAGCATCTTCTTGGTTAATACCTTTTCTAACGTTTAATATTAAATTTTTATCAGTCGCTGAGTTTGACACATATATGTCACCGCTGGTAACATACATGTTCATCTGGCCAGCACTACCGACAACAACACCTAAGTCTGTGGTAATTCGTAGCTGACCGTTAATAGCGTTTGAGGTATCTGCTCTAATGTATGTAGTAGCAGGGGCGCCGCCTAATTTTTCACTGTTAGTAACAGTGACATTAAATTTTAATCCTGCTAGCGTTCCTGCATTGAATCCTGGTTCGATACTTCCCGAATAACCAATGATTTCTGTCTTTGGTGTGAAACTATCTTTTGAAAAAATTCCTAAAAGTATTCCGTTATTATATAGATATGTAATAACGCGAGTTTGGTTTAGTGTATCTAAAATACTTTCAACTTTAAGACCACTAATACCTTGTGTTGCAGAATATGCAGGTGCTAATAATATAGGATTTGTACCATCAAAGAAATACAATTGACCTGCTACGTTATCAAACCATAGATCTCCTATAGCCAATGTTGCTGGTTGAGTATTCGATACTGTTGCAGAACTAACTGGAACGAACTCTGTGCCGTTATAAACTTTTAATTTAAGTTCAGCGGTATCAAACCAAATTTGCCCTCTAATAGGATTAGTTGGGGAAGATGTGCTGGAAAAATTTTCTAATAATTTTATAAAATTTTCGTTAAGTGCTTCTCCGAATCCACTGTAATTTTTACCAATAAGAGTCAAGTCAGTTGATAAATTATCTATCTGACCATCGGCTACTGTTGCTACTATAGTACCATCTGTTTTATTAATCTGATATGCCATATTCTTAACCTATTAGAATGCCGGTGGTCCGGATCTGATAATATAATTGATTGTTAGATACGGATTCATTATACCAATAGGAGTACCTAATGTGGTACCTGCTGGTTTTTTGATCCCTCCTGAATCTTTTAAATATTGTGCCTGACCCGGTGCAGTTGGTCCTAGACCAGTTGTTGCATCAGGATCAATTGTTGTAGTAACTGCTATAGCAGAATAATCTTGTCTAGCAGATCTTAAAGTATGACTATGCTCTGGAAGATTAGTTAATCCTAATGTTACCGAGCTTTGTCCTGCATCACCACCGAGTGTTTGAGCCTTTGTGTCAGGAACACGACTTGCTGTGCCGCCACCAGCATCAACATATCCGCCAGTAACCACAGGAACAGTGCCAGCATTATCCATGTTGTCTTTACCTAAGGGGAATCGGCCTCTTAAATCTGGCAATCTAAATGTATTAACACCTAGGATAGTTGCTGTGCCATTGTAGGTGGTTCCGATTATGTCATATAGGTCATTGTATTTTGCTCTTTCAACTTCTGAACCGTCACATAATAAAAAACCATAAGGAACGTTAGCTCCGGCAAAAGGAAGGATAGCTCCGATAGGAATTCCTAAATCTGCAATGAAAGCTTCTCTCGTTTGTTTTAATAGACCCGAACTAGTTGCTGTAGATAAACTCGGTCTATATGTTAAAATATAATCACCTTTCTTAGAAACAGCAGTTTCTGTTTTAGATGAAATAATATTTGATGTTAGAGATGTATTAAAAACTTTTGTGTAACTACCAACTTGCCCGTCAAATTGAATTACGTTTGTACTAACTACGTCGCCTGATAGTTGAAATGTTGTAATGTTTTTAAGAGATGTTGCTGTGTTAGCATTTCCACTAATGTTTCCTTCTAGAATACCTTGAATAGTGTCAGCTATGATCGTTTTAGCTCTTACGTTATTCCAACGCTTTAATGCTGTTCCTAGATCATAAGTGTCTGTGGTCTTAGGTTGTATAACATTAGTCTGCAATGTTCCTGTTAGATCAATGCCGTCGCCAACTATTAAATTTTTAGTAATAGCAACACCGCCCGCTGTTCTTAAACTACCGTTGCTTAGGTTAGTACTAGCAGTAACATCTGAAATTATGACAGAGCCAGTTGTTTTAATGTTTCCGTCGACATCTAATGCTTCGGAAGGAATAGCTTGATTAATTCCAACCTTGTCGTCGATTACTCGAAGAATTGTAGCAGGAATACCGTTTCTGTTAGTTTGTAAATCTAGAGAACTTCCTGCTGCCGAATTATAAATTTTAGCTGCTGTTGCTGTGGTAGCTAGGTTAAAGTTTCCATCAATACCGATAGTTATACCGTTGTTATTTCGAATATTAATTCCGAATTCTGTGGTATTGATAACATCTGATCTTAAAAATTTTCCTGCTTCGACTTCAACACCACCAACATTTAATGCCTGAGAGTTTTTAGCTGTGCCGTATAAGGTTGGTAAAAATCCTCCAACAAACTGTTCAATTTCAGCTGTACTGGTCGGAGTGGCAACGTTAATTCCAGATCGAATAATATCAAAACCAGAAATAATAACCTTAGGTGTAAAACTATCCTTACTAAAAATAATTACTGGAATATCTGCAATATAAAAAGTTAGGATATATCTTGTTATGTTATCAGAATCAGCTACACTTTCGACAGTTGGTCCGTATCTAAGACCATCGACAGAACTTTCACTTGGTCCAACTAAGATCCAACGTGACCCTGTAAAAATACGTAATTGTTGGTTAGTAGTATCGACCCAAAGTTCTCCAACTTTACTGTCAGCGACAGCAGGTTCTGAAGTACCTTTCTGAATTCCAGACGCTGCTTTCCAAGCAGTATTATCCCATATCATCAAGACTCCATTGGTACTATCATACCACAATTGGCCTTCAGTGGGGTTTACTGGTTCGTTAGCTGAAGCAAAATTTTCTAATAATGCTAAAAAGTTTTCAGCAATAATTTGTCCGTAACCTGTTACGTTACGTCCTGGGAATGTAAGACTAGTATCTGTATTTGAGGTGTTGTCAAATACAGTTATAGGAGTCTTGTTATTTTTATCTGTAAAATTAACTGTATATGGCATCTATTATACCTCAGTGAAACCGGTTAAGCTCTGTACACGGATCGTATAGTCGATCTGTAATAATCTGTTTAAGGATTTTTGTACAGGGTGAAAAATAACATGGGTGAGGAGTTTTCCTGTTCCGTTTGGATTGTAACTCATTAATCCTAATTCATCGAATACAAAGTTTCCGTCCATGTCTACAGAATTGTCAAATGCTGCTTGATCGAGTGGTTCGCCGTAGTCGAGTAAACAACTGATTAAAATATCACTATATGTAGCGCCGCTGATATGTCTAATTTCCATTTTGTTACGCACAGGATCTGAGTTTTCAGTGGCGTTTTGATCTACAATTTTTGAGTAGGTTTGATTGTATAAGCTAGAATTGATACCAATCGTATTAGGAGTTAAGTAAGTAATCAACCCGGTTGGATCAACTGTAGTTCCTCCTGTACCAAAAATCATTTGATAAATGGTACCTTGGCCTTGATTACTCAAGCTCTGGACCATTGCCACACTCATGTTTTCATAGTGGATAGCATTTCGCTTATCAATAAAAACTTCTTTGGATTCGGGATCCCAGATCTTAATATGACCCTCAAAGTGGAATCCGCCCACTTCATTAGGACGCTTTTCTGGCGTTTGTGCTGTATTTTCTTGATTTTGCGGCATTTTATTCTCTTTTGACTCCATCATAGTATATTTATTCAGGTAAAGAAGTGGTCTTCTGTGCTATGAATTTAGCTATTGGAGTATCGTTTTCAATTAACGTAATTCCAGCACTGGCTGTAGTTTCGCCTCTTTCATACCAAATTTTGCCTAATCTCTTAATTACAGTAACCCTTGTTCCTGCAGGCAGAGCTTTAGTTAATCTAATATTAGCTGATACGCCGTCAACGCTAAACTCTGCTTCTTGGGTTTCGTCAGCATCTGGACTATAAGCACCATTTTCTTCAACCCAAACATCGTAAGGATCCTTTCGGAGTCTACGTCCGCCGGCGAATACTTCAATTTCATCACAAGGACCGTGTGTAGAAGGTACAGTAGATCTATACCAAGTTCCTTTTCTTGTTCCTAATCTAGGAACAAAATCCAACGGACCTACTAATAATGTGCTTCCGTCACTGTAAAAATCAAATCTTTCCTGAGTTTCGTTATAAGGTATAGTTTCCTGATATCCAATATCAACTACTGATGTTCCTGCTGGATATACTTCTGCTATAGCTGTTCCCTGAACTCCTCTTCTTAACTGTCTTAAAACATTACCGGTTTTAGTCATATATTCAATTCTTTCTCCAGAAACGTATATCACTCCAGGTAAATTTCTATTACTAATAGGATTAGTTAAACTAGATGCATCGTCAACAGTTATAGTTGTATCATAATAATTTAAAGGTGTAGCTAACTTTACTTCTCCTTTAGAGAATCTCTTATAATGATACACATTTAACATGTCTTTATGAATTTCAAAGGCGCTAGGCAATTTAAATATATCTCTAGTAAAACTAATAGTTTTAATATCATCTTCTTCAGTCGAATCCACATTTAGATATACAACTGCTCTAGGCAACGAAACATAATAGTCTTTTTCTTGACGCAGTCTCTGTCCGTTTTTATATACCCATACATAACTTGTAGATATTGGTTGACGAGATAATTTGTAATTTACTTTACCGCCAGATTTTTGATCTGCAATAACATCTAATGAAGGATATTCTGAGAACCATGTAACTTCTATGGTATCATTGTCAGTTTCGTTAGTGCTATTTAGATCAACATCGTTGCCGATGACTAAGTTATTTCCATTGATAGTATATTCGGCCTTCAGACTGTTTTGTATCTTAATAATATCTCCGATTTCTAGAACAGAAGCATAGATAGACAACACTTTTGTTGGACCATCGAATGTATAATCTGTAATAAATCTTATTTCGATATTGTTAACAAACACTCTAATGTTGCTAGGTAAAATACTACCTGGGGATTCGTAAGGATCTGTTCCTAGTGTAAAGACATTATTTGTGCCGTCATAGACAGCATAAACAGTATCAGAAGATTTTAAAACTTTTCCGTTAACTTCAACTATCATAGAGTTACGTGCAGAACCTCTAGTAAGTTCAACAAAGTTATCTAAATCAAAACTTCTAGTTGATCCCTCAAAGTAGATCGTCTGGGTGTTAACTTTGATAATAGCTAAACCGGAAGAATCTACATCCGGAGCAGCCTGTAGACACACTATTTTAACGATATCACCGGCTGCTGGGAAGAAACCAAACTCAATTAAAGTTCTGCCTACAGCATCAACAACATCGGTACTATTTCTAAATCCAGTGTCTACATATTCGCCATTTAAAGTTACAAATATAGTCGATGTATAATCATAGTTTGCATTTGTTAAAAATAAATTAGTTGTACCATCGGCTACAAATGTCTGGTAATCTAGAATTCCTAGTCCGCCAATACCTATAGAAAGTATTTCTACTAACTCGCCGGCAGGAGGAGCGGTAACAAATTCAACATTGTAATTTTCTAGATCTAACTGATAGTCAATGCCAAATTCTTTCTTAACATTTCCTACATAGACAAATACTGATTTATTTTCAATTACTTCTTGTCCTATAGGATACGTTGTTTTTACTCCGTTGCCCTCTGATACTTTTGATTGCAGAGGTGCCGAACCCGATACAGGACTTTGATAGACTCTTAAAGATAAACTATCCAAAACTTGTCCGGGAATATTTTCTTCCGGTGCCGGAACTTGTTCTGGGCTGATAAATTTACCACCAGTGATTGCTATTTCTTCGGCTGTTAGGCCTGTTGCAGTCACGTAGGAACCGCTAATTGCAGATAAAGATCCACCGCTTAATCGCGTATCTAATAAATTATCATCGGTGATAGTTACCGATCCATCACTTTCAACGGGTCGGAAAATTAATATATCTCCGTCAACTGTTTCTATATAAGTACCGATTTCAACTATAGCGTTAACACCGTCTCCGACAAATGTAGGCATTTCTGCATTAGGATTAACTCCTGTACTAGAATCTCCATTTTGTAAATAGTTTTCGCTGTCTATTCTTATGGTTTTATCGCTACCAGTTCTCTTGATATAGATGTTTATTAATTGTCCGTTCGAAGGAACATAAGGTAGTGTGATGGTTCCAGTGCTGCCGTCGCAAACATGATAATAATCAGAACTAGCTTCAACACTGTCCCAGTTATCAGTAAACCATGGAAGAGCATCCCAACCTCCGGTAACTTCGAATGTTGTACCTTGAATTTGAACTCCACCAAAGTCGATACCAGTCATTAATTGATTTAGTTCTTTTCCGATCATACCAGATGTTGGATTATAAAACTGATCAATTCTGCTAACGGCATTTAGTAATTCAATATTTTTATCGTAAACAACACTGATAACATCGCCGGCAGCAGGTGATTCTACAAATATTATTTTTCCTCTTAATAATGAATAACTGTCGGAAGATGAGTAATATAAACTGATAGAATATTCGCTACCTAATACTAACTGATTATTTCTTAATATCGAAATCCTATTCTTATCTCTAGTTGGAGCATAATTTAAATTAAACACCGATGTTAGACCATTGGCAATAAATTCTTGGCTCTGTTGATAAGATGCATAATCGCTTTCTTTAGAAACACGATCAAATTTTACAGTAAGATCGAATGTTCTTACTCTCGTATCCCCAATAATTGCTACTGCCTTAGCCTGTGCAGTTTCTGCTGGATTACCTCCTACTAATGTAACTGTTGGAGTTTTTGTATAACCTTGTCCTCCGTTAGTAACTACTATTCCAGAAACTTTACCGTTAGAAATATACGCTTGAGCGGTAGCACCTGTACCGTTGCCTTCAATTAACACCTTAGGCGGAGTTGTGTATTGTGCTCCTCTTTCGTATATTTCAATAGAAACAACAGAATATCCGTTATTATCTGTCCACCACTTCCAAGGATATTGTTGAAGTTCTGATCGATCAGGAGTAATTGTTACTACCTTTCCGTCAACTGTTGAATATGTTGCCGGAAGATCAAAATCTGTAGCAGACGATGAGTAGTTTTCTAATGTTTCGTAACGGCTTACATATTCTCTAACTGTAGTTCTATAAGGCTTAACCTCATTGATATATTCTTGATAGCTAGATAAGTTATCGCTCTTATAGTTTACCTTCTGTTCAAACGGACCAATATTGTGAGTCGCATTCAAGAAACTAGTTTTAAACATCCAATCAACATATTGTTGTTCAGACAGAATATATCTCATAGAAGAGAAGAAAAGTTTATTCCATTCTACAGCATAATCGCCGACAAATATATCTTCTTTAACTGCTTTAAAAATATTTCTTAACTCTGTAGAACTATCAATGTCATAATTCACATCATCGAATGCCTGCGTATTATCAAATCCAACTCCGGTTATTGCAGCATCGTAGAGAGATGGCAATAATTGTATAGTGCCGTTTTCTCTACCGATAACCGTATATTTGTCTAGGAAAGTAGCTCCAGTGTCGGATATCTTTCTGAATACTGCCCATCCACCAGATCCATATTCTTTGACTCTAATTGAATCACCAACGGAAACTGTTTTAGTCGGCTCTTCATATATGTTATTAAATTCTTTTGTAATTCTAGATAATGGACTGTAGCCGGTTGACCACCAGTCTGCATATGTCCAATATCTGGTGGTATCATATGCTTGTGATTGGCTTCTGAAAAATACTTGGCGAACATCGTCCCACGAATAAATGCTCCAGAAATTATTAATAGTAGAATCTTGTTTAACTAGAACTGAGAAATATCTAACAGATGCAGATATCGCACTATATTTTCTACCTCTGTTAGTAACCACTACAGCAATAATTCTTCCCTGACCGTCGATGTGGCATCGTGCTTCTGCATTTACTCCATCACCTTGTATTGTGATAGGAGGGCCTAAATACACGCCTGGCAGTTCTTGATCAAATAGTTCTTTTGGTTTATATCCAAATCCAGGATCTACAATATCAATAGTGTCTAATTCACCGTTAACAATATTAGCTCTTAATACTGCTCGCTTAGTTCTAACAGTACCAACTGTTTGTAAATCTATTTCATTATCGACTGCTACATCATATAAATTTAAAACTTCTGTTGGTGCAGAATCAACTAAATTTAAATTTACAAAATCTATAACATTTGTAAATGCTTCTTTTTGTAATACAGAATTGATATATTGAATGACTTGTTTCAAAGCATTTTGTCTGTCAACAAACATGCTCTGTCTGGGTCTATAAGAAATTCCGTATTTTTGTTTTGTTGGTAAACTAGTATCAGGAACACGATTACCTGAAATATCATATCCCAGCAAACTGTCAATCCATTTATTTTCTAACTTTTGAGCAGGTAAGCTATCTGCAACGCCCTCTGTTAATAACTGATATTCTCTGTGAATTGGATTTAACGATTTAAAATCATTTCTATACTGTATATTCAATAGAGCAGTGTCAGATGTTATTATAGATTCAAAATTATAAGTAACAAATTTATCTGAATCGATTAAGGCAATAAAAGCTATTCCTGTCCCGACTGGATTCGAAATTAAGTTAGCAACTTCTGCTGCAGATATTGTTCTATCTGGCATGTTTATCGGAGTAACTGTTTTTGATCTTACCCAATAGTAATACAATGTTTCAGTTATACCACCAGTAACTGGACTATAAAAATATTTTACGCTATAGACATTGTCATTTGGATATAATGGTTGACCGCTAATACCTTCTGCCAAACCTTCGTTAGTATCGGCAAGAGCTGCCCACTCACTAGGTAATAACGGTGTCTCTACCCATTCATAAACATCGATACTAGATCCCTCGGCTAATTGTGTCCAGTTTCCAGATCTATATGCTTCGTCATTTTGTTCTGCATAGATCCATTTCGCTGTAGAGGTATTCCACCATAATTTTCCAACATTTTTTTCTAACCAGTTTATGGCAGGGTCTACAACGACTTCATCTGTACCTAATGTATAAACCGCAGGATCATATGGAGTCTTAAATTTAATTTCTTTTTCTGCTAAATTTAAAATTTTACCTTTCGCAGGATCGATATGATCAATGTCTTGTATTTTAATATCTTTTACATTGTCATATAACTCAATACTCTTAATTTTTCTTATGTCAACAACGGGTTGTTGCTTAGTTAAAGTATTCCAAGATGAAACGTCGGAATTTTTCTTAAACAGTCGAGCTATTCCTGTATAAGGACCTTCATAGGTTGTTGTTCCTGTAAAATGAGATCCTGCTGTTCTATAGAACGGTGATCCTACAAGAATTAAAGAACCCACACAGTCAATACTATAACCAAATGCTTCGTTAGATTCTAAATCAGCATCAAGTTTTTCGGTTAAGAAAAATACCTGATCTTTTTTATCAAATACGTAGACTCCACCGGTATAACCTTGTTCAACGTAGAACGTTGTTCTAGAATTATCAAATGTAGTTCCTAAAAGAATATCAAAGTTTACAGAATAAGGAGTCTTAACATTTCTAGCCCCTACTGCTATCTTCGATCCGTCAGGACTGATAGAAACTCCATAACCAAAATATTCATTGGCATATATTTCGTAGCTTTCTAGTCTCTGCTTAACTCTGTATTCTGTTGTTGATCTATCGAGACCTAAAACATAAACAGACCCCTGATCTTGATAATTAATATCTGACTTAGGACTAGAAACCACTAAGGTATTGCCGCTTAGATCAAGGTCTAATGCAAAGCCGAACTCGTCACCGGTACTAATAACTAATCCTGAATCGATATCAGTAAATGATGATAATGATCCTGAATTAATCATTTGTGTTAATTCATAAGAATTGTATGCAGTTTTCTTATAAACAAATATCTTTCCAGAAGATACTGTAGTGCTATCTCCCACTACCTGCCAGTTAGCACTTCCGGACGGATCTTCATTAAAACTTCTATAAGTAGAATCTGCACCTAAAGTAGCATCGCCTAATTTGTAATATTGATAACCTTCTAAAGGATTATTTTGATATTTTACAACTTCGCCTTCTACATATTCTACATCAGGTCTCCATAGGCCTCTGTAGTTGGCAAAATATTGTCCGTCTGCATAAGGAGCACCGATAACAAGTATACTAGCATCTTGATTCATCGCTAGTGAATAGCCAAAGTGATCTCCTTGTTTAACCAATTCCGCCATTTGATTATCAGATAACAATCCTGTAACAGCAAACTCTAAAGTAGATCCATCATCCGGTACTGCTATGTTTGTAGGAAGAGAGCAATGAGTTGAAATATCACTGACCTTTAACCAGTTGCTAGAATCTACAGTAAGTGTACTGCCGTCAACTGTTGATGTGTCGAGACACTGCCATAGGTTTCCTCTTACACCTGCAATTGCAGGATCAGACTCTGCCTGCCAAACAATTTCGCCCGCATAGTAAGTTTCTAAAGGATTGTATATTCCTTTATAAAGAGGATTTTCCATATGAGACCAGTTAGTGCCATCATACTTAAACAGATATACTCTGCCTGTATTGTTATAAGCGCCAACTGCCGACACTGCTAATGTACATTCAGATCCGTTCACTCCTATTGCAAGTTCTGATCCAAACTTTTCATTATCCTCAGGACGAGGGCTAACAAATGCTGATATCTGTACAAATCTTCCGTTCGAAAATTTATAGACTGCTACCATTCCTTGCTGATACAAACCGCTAGATCTTCCAGAATTTGTTGCAGGAATAATTGTTGCTAATTCCCAATCATCGGTATTGATAGCAAGGTCTGTGCTTTCATCTCCGAGAACGCTGTTAGAATTTTTGGCTCTCCACAATCTACCGCCATATAAAACAACATCATTTTCTCGATATGCTACATCCGTGGCCCAGGGTCCCGCATAAGAACTTAGGACTCCGCTAGCTTCTGGGGCAGCTACAACTAGATATCTTCCGTCTGGGCTGATGGCCATCTTATCGCCAAAAGATCCTAACGCTATGTCATAGAAGCCAGTGGGCGGAGATATGATTTGTTTTAAAACTAATCCAGTGTCAGATTCGACATAAACTGTTACTATACCAGATCCTGGAATAGAAACAAAAGAATGTTTAAAATTATTATCGTATAGAACCTTAGTTCCAACTCCTTCAGGAGATACAATACTATAATCGCTGATTAATTTAGGTGCATACTGTTTATTTTTCTCTACAACTTCCCAAAGATTATCAGTATTATCAATGAACAATCTTGATTTATTTTTTAATAATGCTGCAGATTTTTGATCTAGATTTTCATATGTACTAAATCTGCATACAGAAAGTAATTGTAAATTTATTGTTGTGCTAGTATCTATAGAAGGATCATCTATGTCTGCGGACACCTCGACGCTGATTGTTCTATTAGTAACTTCAATTACTTTAAAGAAACCTGTTAAATTAGTAAGTTCTCTAATACCGATATAATCATCTACTGCAATCGAATGAGGTCTATTTAAAGTTAATGTAACCTTAGTATCTTCCGGTCTAACAGTGTCGGTTATGTATAGTAATGGCGATTCGTTAACTCTTAACACGGTCCACGAATCTTTATCAAAAGTTACCCATATGTGATCATTTTCGTTAACTGTAGAAATATCTAAGGTTTTTAGATCTTCCATAGTTGCTACAACGTGTTCGTATTGATCTTTAGAAACGTAGCCGGCTGTAAATGACAATTCTGGTTCTACTGAAACAGGACTAATATCAGTAGTGAACGGAATAGGTGAAATAGTAAAATCAGGTGCAGTTAATTGATAATTTTGATCAAGAGATGTTTTGTTCTCAAAATTTTTAATTAAAAATAACTGAGGGTTAAGTTTGAATTTGTTTTTTTCTAACTGAATTTCAACTTCTGTAAGTTGATCAACTCCGCCTGCTTTTCCTAGAAGAAATGCCCATTCTTCGTTAAGAATAATACTATCGCTACCGGATCTACTTAATTTTCCAAAGATTTTTGTTATGGAATTAGCAGTTCCTTTTTCTCTTACAAAGCCTCTATACAGTTGGAATTGACTGACCGGATCTTCTGCGAGATTTTGTAGGTAATCTCTTTGTTGATAACCAATGGTATGTCTAGCTAAGTCACGCTGACTTTGATTGATACCTTCTGAAGTTACTTCAAAATAGTCAGAGAATTGTTTTACTTTAAAATCGAAGTTTGAAACAAGTTGCTTAGATGGGGTTGTATCTAGTTTACTCCAGTTAACCTCATTAAAGGTTTCTGAACCTAATTGAGTTATTAAACTAGTCCAATTATAAGATTTATAAGCAACAATATCACCTAACTTATAATCAGTCCATGGTTGCCATGATTGAATGTTTACATTGTCAAATAAGAATCCAGGGCTGGTATAATCACCGTCCCAATCGACTGTGCGGAAGCCTTGCACTTTAATACGACCCTGACGATATCCTGTAGTCTTATCATAAATGATGTCGTTGAAAACTGTTCTATCATCAAAAATAGTTACGTGTTCTTTTAGAACATAATACATTTTAAGATAATAAATTCCGTCAGTAGTATTAGTTGTTTCAACAGTTACATTCTGGAATGATCTGTTAACATTAATAAATCTAGGCTGAAGAGGTTTACCATCTCCCTTAAGGATTTGATAGTCGTAGAATCCGTCAAGAATATTATCAGACACTCCTACAGGAACAGTAATATCAACTTTTTGTGCCGCTGGACTTAAGGCGATTAAACTTCCAATTTCCCAATTATGTTTCGTCCAGAACATAAATTCTTTAGATGCACTTAACCAATCTTGAGATGTTTGATTTTCTGGATCGTATCTATCGAATGTAAATCCTACACTCTTTAGATAACTTTCGTAGCCTAACAATAAATCAACCACTTGTTGTATGCTGGTTAATTTTGTACCGTAGCTGATTCTTTTTACCGCTAGGGTATTAAAAGTTCTTCTTCTAAGTGCTTCGACTGCACCGATCTTAGGAATGTCTCCTAGTTTTTTCCAATTGATGGCATCAAACTCTGTACCGCTATTATGAGTCTTGATAGCTCTATAAAAATTATTTTGATATCTGACAAGATTACCATTGTTGTAATTTTTATTTTCAATCCAGTCTACGAAATTTTCACTAACTCCGCCTACTGAGATCACTGGATCCTTATTAGAAGGTAGCGGAGCGTGATAATTAAAATAAGGATTAATGTCGTCGTAGCCAGTTACTACCCAGCCTCCTTCGATTTTTTCTAAGATAACTCCGCTGTAAGAAACACTAGATATCGGTGCGCTGATATTAAAAATAATATCATAGTTTTCTGGCGGAACATAGATGCTAGAAGATGTAGATGCAGGGCTCTTAGAATCTAATAAGAATTTCTGTTGCTGTTGATCAACAAATCCACTCATTCTATATGACAATGCGACTTCTAGATTGCTGATCTTATTCCAAAGTGTATCTACTGATAATCCTCTAGATTTAACATAACTGACAAGATATTTTACTAATCCCACTGTAAGGTCGTTAGAAGAACTATTTACGATATCTTCGATTCTAACAAACGACTTAGAACTCTCTCTTATATATTGACCTAATATACTCAATTTAGTTTTTGACTTATCAAAACTATCTGTGATATATTCAAAAGGTTTCATCAGGCACATTGCCATCACAACAGCATAAGGCCATTCGCTGCTAGATCTCCAACCGTATTCTGCAGGAGAAATGTCTCCTAGTGAAAACGGGCCTCGATTATTAATTAAACTAAAATCTTGTGCAAGGCCGGATCTTAGAGGATCTAATAATTTGCCATCTCCGTCCACAGGGATGTGATTCAGTAGACCAGGACGCTTATATCTGTCATGTCGACCAGCACGATCACCCTGACGAATATATCCTGCTTCTAAATCTTCCCACAAAATTAAATTGTTTGATGTATAGGGTGCTGGACCGTAAACGCTTTCCCACCATGCAGGTTGTTCGCTGAATCCTAACATTTCCCATGGGCATCGATGAGGACGATCAGTATCGTAGAACCATCGATATACTCCTCTCCAATAACCAGGAAGATTGACCTTTCTAGTTGGGTCGGTCATGTTAGAGTAGGTATAAGTGAATGGATTTTCACTATCAAAGTAATCGTTGTTGGTATAATTTATATTAGTGTTTTGAATCCATTTTAAGAATTCTTGTACAACAATATCGTCTAATTGTGATTTATTATATAAACCAACTCCGTAATATCCGCCTATGATTTCATCAATGTCAAATACTGCAGGATTATATTCTTGTTTAATATTGTTGTAAATTCTATACTCTAATTCTAAAAGAAGATCATCTCTAAAATCATCAAATGCTGCTGTGATACTACCGTCGTGTCCTTGAATTACCATGCGAGGTTCGACGTAGGTATCATCTAAAAATTTCATAGGAGTATATTTTTTATACAACCCCATAGATGTTGGTGTTGGAGGAATATGGTTTGTGGCAGAAGATAGATACTCTCTAATTTCTATAGTATCTCCTTCAGCAATATCTGTTAATAATCTTACGAAACCAAAGGTCGAATCAAACTCATATTCTTTATAAGTTAATAGCTGTTTATGATTTTTATAAACATAGACTGCCTTTCTACTTAATGTATTAAGGTCGAACTTTTGAGATAAGGCAAAAGTTTTTATTCCAGTATCTTCAACATTATAAACTATTGATGTGTATGCACCTGCTCCGATCATATCTGAATCGGCAAAGGGGCTATCTGAATTTTTAGTTTTAGTTAAGCTGTTAATAATATCATCTACAAAATCAACAATATTATCATTGTAATCTATTTCTAATGCCTTTGACAAGAAATTATTTTTAAATTCTGTATAAGATTTTTTTGAATACTGTATTGATTTAATAATATTGTGTGTCTTATCACACAATGTCATTATAGATAACGGAATTAATCCCGAATGTTTTAAAAATCTTTTTGCATATTTGTTGTAATTAGAAATGTCTCTTAGATTAGAATTACCCGGAATGTCTCCTACAAATGTAGTATCAAATTCTATAGCAGATACGATGTGATCTACAGCCTGACCTAATGTAAAAGTTTCTAAAGAATCATTAAAAGGATTTTTTTCTAAACCTGCGGGAATCTCGTAGAATCCTTCATTAGGTTCAATATCTGTTACAATTTTTAAGGAAACAACATCTTTAGCAGCGAACGAACTTGAGAAAGTAAATGTCCCTCTGGATCTTGTCCAAGTACCTTTATACTTTACTCCGTTTACATAAAAATTAATAACCGGTTCAGTTTTAATATTTTCCCATAATACTGTATTAAAAGTTAAAACATTAGTAGATGCCGAAACAATTTGGCTATCTATTATAGGTTGTAGATAATCCGACGATACATCAATCCATCCATTTTTATATTCTTCGTTAGGATTGACCTTATAAAATCCCTGAGAAATATTCTTGCTATAGGTAATTTTATCAATGATATAAGAAAAAACATCTGTTTCCCAATTCCAATTAAACTGGATATCTCCTACATTATTGATGTTAAGATAACTCAATCTAAATCCTAGCTCGGTATCAATTTTACCGTTACCTTCTTTATAGCTTAATAATTTAGAGCCTACAAAGGTACTAGTTGGATATGTGGCAGGGTCTGAAAAACTTATTCCGTTTTCGTCATACACATCAAATAACGGTGCTTGATTAACTAAATTTTTAGATTGACTTTCTACCCATGCTGTTCCGTTATAGTGGAACATCTTACCACCGTTTTCTTTTCCTCTTCGAACGAGCACACATTCGCCTAACGCAGAATCAGTGTCTGCTGTTTCTTTTAACCTTATTTGTTTTCTTCCGAGGTGAGTTATAAAATCAACTTCATAAATTTTGTTATTTGAAAGACTATCTGTATCAGAAACAACTAAAATCCTAGCACCCTGGAATAAAAATTCTCCGTCAACGCTATATCCTGTCGAGCCTTCGATCTTAGAAAAAATATCAGTAGTATATGTGTCAACATAATCAACTGTTTGTTTAGCTATTGAACCGAATTTATAGAGCTGTAAATTTGCCTGGAATTCTATAATTGGTCTTCTTGCACGACTTGTTTCTAGTGCAGGAAAATCTTGTCCTCTTAGAGAATATGCTTTTTCTAAAACACTTCTGTGGAACCATCTATTGTAACGGCTCCAGGGATTAGCATCAACGCTATCTCTAGCTATAGTAATGTAATCTTTATAGGTTGGATATGCTGATGCATCATCGAATGGTTGACTGTCGAATCCTTCGTTATCAAACAACACTTCAGGAACATCGGAAGTAAGAACTGGAACAACTAAATCAGAAAATTTTGTTAGTGTGATCGCTTTTCCAACACCTTCAACTAACCATGTTTCTTGAGAATATTTTGAAGGAGTTACACTACCTAAAAATTCTACGATCATTCCATTTGAAAATTCTATTCCGTTGCCTGATGTGTAAGTTGATTTTCCTAAAATCTCTTTTTCAACATCAACAAATGTGTTAGCTTCGATATCAGAAATCAAAAACCTACCGAAGCAATCGGGTGTAATTAAACCTTGATAAAATAAGACATCGGGAGCATCGTAAGGAACAGTAAAAGTTAACGTTCCGTTTTCTGTGCCGTTGTTTGTTACACCTTTTTTATATTCTAATGCTGAACCCGATGAAGCTGGTTCTACATATTCCCAATCTTGACTGTCTAATGCAATAGAACTGCCGTCCAACGGATTGATATCCTGCTTGGCTCTCCATAGTTTAGAATCATAGACTACTAAACTTCCAGCAGAGTATCCGTAGTTTGGTTTGAATAATAAAGATCCAGTGTCATAGTTTGTTCTGATAGAAAATCCTTCTCCCGGAGCATTAACTCTAAACTTATAAGTTTGACCTCTATATAAAACAATCGTAGGATTATTTGTATAAGAATCTGGTGTGAAAACAAAAGTGTTTTTTGTAGTTCCTAAAACTACTTTGTATGTGCTGGTTATTTTTGTGCTTTGTCCAAAGACCTTTGTACTAGGTGGTCCGTTTGGTTCCCAGTAATACTCTCTGTAGTTGATAAACTTATCCCAGTCGATAGGAGGATTCCAGGTGTAGTGAACCTGACTTGTTATCTTATCGTCTCGATCATCATTATTACCAAAGAATTTTAATTGATTTTTAAAATCTAAATAATCGTAAAAATTTTCAACTTTCTCTTGATTCTTATAAATTACGCCAGGTTCTAACTGATATCTGCTTCTTAAAGTTTGATCAGTATCAACGTAAACATCTTTACCGCTGTAGGTTTTTTCGTATCTTCTTCCAATATAACCAACAACCTTATCTAATACACCAGGTTGTACTAAAGGATCTAATACTCCTGACAAAAATTTGTCATTAGCATCTGTTTGAAAAACCACAGGAAGAAGCTCAACACTTCTTCTTATAGGTAAATTGCTTTTAGGAAAATTTTTTTCTGCCATAATTAATAAGTTGTTGTAACTACACTAGAAATATTTGCGCCGATCTCTGATGCGGTAATAGATGTTACAACCTCAACATCGTCAACCGTTGCGCCACTGATCAAAATCTCGTCTGATCTACTTTGTATCTCAAATAAACTACCAAATACTTGATTAGCCTGTTTTGGAACTATTACTATATTTGCTAAATCTGGTGCAACAGAATTTAAAATATATGTTGTTAGTTCACTCATATAGAATCTATCTCCGAAATCCCAATTATTAATATCAAAGAAATTATTAATAGCTGTTATAACTCTAACCTTTAAATCGTTATCGTTAATTGATAGGTTTGGATTTTTAACTATTTTAAAAATAGCCTGTAATTTTGGATCTGCCTTTGATCCAAATAATACTTTATATTTTACAGGATGGTAAATTATTTCGTCGCTAATAGATTTAATAGCAGACAAATTAGTTCCAAACGTTATCCTTAAACTATCGCTGTTGGGTGCTTCCGGTTCTGTAGCCAATGCTCCAGATAGGTAATTTCTAAATTCAGTATCGTATGACCTTGTTAGCAAATAAAGGTCGATAATATTACTTGAGCTAGGATCTATTCTTCTATCAACACTGGCATTATGCACATATTGGAATTTTAAATCGCGTCTGCCTATCGCAGCTTTGTACGAATTGTCTATGTCTAAAGTATTAGTAGACCTATTGATAGCTTTCACAACATCTTCTGCAATATCGTAAAAATATATAAGTTGACCGTCAGCATATGTAGCTGTATCAGTTATATCGATCAAAGATTCCTTTTCTCTAATTAAAATTAGATTGTTTGAATTATCAACTAACGAGTATGTAGTTGTTCCATAAATGTCAACAGTTTCTTTAAAGAATAGATAATTTAAATCTTGATCCACTCCTACAATTTTTTCGAAAGCTTCTGGATTATCTATTACTCCGTCGCTATTCGAATCGTAGAAAGAAATTTTTATTTCTGTTGTGCTTTCGTATCCATCATCAAATTTAATTGTATCTGAGATCTCAAAAGGAATATCTTGTTTTAATTCTGTTATAAAATCGTTGCCGGTATTGATACTTAAGATTTTAATTTGATCTTTAACTACGTTGCCCAATTGGTCATTATATTTCTTTTCATTAGAGTCAAAGTAAAAGCGATTTTGATTTAGACTACCAAACACATAAGACATTTTTCTAACTCTTACGGTATATCTATCTGCGGTTTTAACAAATGCCATAATCCACGATGCATCAACATTCGTGTTTGTTGTATCACCTGCTTTACCTAAAGTAAAACTGTTAATTAAATCGATATTGTTAGCGGTAATAATCTTCCACTGAGATGTTTCTACATCATATCGCAGACCAAAATTTAAATTATTAAATGCTTGATTAACGATTTCGTTTTCTAATGACGTTGTTAGATCGTTTACAAATCTAGGAACGATTCTGGATGCAATAGCACCTGTAGGAACATTAGAACTAGTTACAATTGGTCCTAGACCGCTAGGCAATGTTCCTCGACCTGCGTTTGTTCCGTCTCCAGTTGCTTTTACTATTTTAACCCATAATCTATCAGTTTGTTCCGGATCTGTAAGATCTTGTATCACTAATTTATTTTTCTTAAATGCATATCCGGCCGGTGGAATAAATTTTACCAAAGAGCCGGGAGAAATATATTTTAAACTGCTGGTCGAATAAGTGCCAACTTTTAATAACGCTCCGTCTACGGCATTTTTAAAATAACCTGTTGGTGTAGAAGTGGTTACAGATTGCCATGTTGTATTTGTATCTGTGAAAAGAATTTTATCAAATTTAGTAATATAAAAATTATAAACTTCTGAATCTGTAAATGCAGGTTCTACACTTCGTCTAATAAAATTAATGATATCAACTCTATTATTAAATTTAAATGTTAGTGTATCTTCTATCTGTTCTTTATAGATATAACCGTCGTCTGAAAAAACATTTATGCTACTGTACTTTCCAGATGCATCGATAATATCGTAATTTCTAGAAATTCCACTAGATGTTCTGTTAACTGCTTTAATCTTAACAATGTTTTGAGAACTAGATAGCGGAGCAAGATTATAATCTTCTGCGGTAATCATACGATTTTGTGTATAATATACAGCAGGAGCATTAGTCCTGATAGTATCAATATCTTCTGATGCAGCAGAATTAGATACAGTAGATTGCAGTGCTAGGCCAACTGTTAGAGTATGTGAAACTCCGGCTTTGTTAAAATAGTTTATTCCTATGTTAATGCCTCTGAGTTCATTAGGATAGATTACATAAGATAATCCGTTGCTGACCCTGTAATAAACACGGAATGCGCCTTGCGGTAGATTTCCATAAACGCCGTCTGCAAAAACTAAATCAATATTGTCGTTTTCTTTTGTATTAATAGCATAGATATTTCGAACATTTTGGCTAACACTATTGTAGGCGATATTACTGCCTACTAAAGATTCAACCTTAGACCACTCTTCTAATTGTGCTCCTGTTGATGTTAAGCTGAATAACCAAACATCGTCGTTGTTAATATTAGAAGCATCAACTGCAATTTTTTCGTTTGTTGTAGGAACATCGATTGAAAAATCTGCTAACTGCAATGTTCCTTGTTTAAACATTAGGAAGAAACCTGTGTTAGCACTACCTGGTCCAGTGCCGTCGTTACGGTAAACAAATCCTAATTGATTTCCAGGAACTGGCGGCTCTTCGTAGATATTTTCACTGTTAGCAAATGCTGTAGAAACTATTTCAAAAGGCATTCCCCTTGATGCTACTGTTTTTGTAAAACTATAAAGAGGAACATCAGTTGTTGCTGTTCTGAAACGATATTGTTCTGTTGGAATACCTTGTATATTTGCCGATCCTTGGCTTCGACCAAACTCTGTATTATCTGCCATCGCAGAATTTAATACAAGAATAAATTGTTCTAACCAATTAGTATTTGTAGGATCGTTCCAAGAAATAATCTGTTGTGCTAAATTTTTTCCATTGCTGTCTACAATATCTTCTGTAGTAGATACTGTGGTAAACTTTAACATTCCGCTGGCTGCTACAGTTCTCTTAGCATTGTAAGAAAGCATACGAGCAATACGTAGAACACTTTCTTTTGTTTCTGCTAATTCAATAAAGTTTTCACGGCTGGCTAGATCAATACGGAAAGCTAAACTTTGACCAAGGAAAGCTATGGCATCGATAAGAGCCATATACTCAGAACTTTCAATGTAATCATTGAAATCTTCTGGATAATTTTCACGTAGATAGGTAATGATGACCCTGCGGAGGTTTTCAAAATCGTAAGATTTGAAATCCGCATTTTTAAATGTCTGATAAATTCTAGTCCAATCTTGGTTCAGAATTAAATTATTTTGTCTACTTGTTGTGGTCATATTCTAGCCCTATACCAATATTTACCTTAAAAAATTATCTGGTCAGTTAATAACCGAGTTAACTCTATCAAAGTTAAAAGTCATCCTTTCGTTAACATTAAAAGGAATATACACTATGTCTGCTTGTATACGGATTCCTTGATCTGTGCTATCAACCTGTACTTCATTTACTGCAATTCTAGGATCATAGTTGATAATGTCTTCAACGTCTTTAGCTATGATAGTTTTTACATCTTCTGTGAATTGTTCAAATAACATGTCCCAAATCACTGTACCGAACTCGGGATTTTCTAGCTTTTCGCCTTTGCGAATGTAAAAATGATTAATTAAATCCTGCTTAACTAAATCGATGTCATAGAGCTTATAGTTCTTAGAGCCTTCTTTAGAACTGAACCCTTTATAAGTAAATGCACCAAAATTTTCTGTTACCTGTGCTGTGCTCGATGCTGCAACTTTTTGATTATATAATTTTGTATTAGCCATAATTAAGCATCCCTATCTGTTTTATCTGGAGTTAGCTGATCAGGAGCTTGGTTTTCATGCAGAGCCCATGGTTCGTGCATCGGAATACGTTTCATAAAACTCTTAAGAATACCTGCCTGATATTTTTTATCCCAACCTGCAGTGGTACTTGTTGCAACATTATCATGTAGATCATAAGGTCTAACAAAATCTGCTGCCACAGCAGGACTAGCATTAGCAGGACCGTTTAGATTTATCTTACTTCCATTTATTTTTACTTCACCGCCACTGCCTATACTAATATCAGCTGTAGAACTAATTTTTGTTTCACCGCCTGCGGCAATATCTAAATCTGTATTAGTAGAAATTTTTGTTTTGGCTCCAACTAGAATATCCAAATTACTTCCAACTGTCAGCTTCGAATCATTGTTAATTAAAAATTCCATGTCTGTGGCAATTTCAACGTGCCACTTGCCCGAGTCGGTGTGCATATTAATATTGCGACCAGCTTCCATGTTTATGTCTCGGTCTGCACGAATATTCAAATCTTGTTGAGAATGAATGCTGATACTGTCTTGCGCATAGATATCTATTTTGCCATTGCTGGTCATTTCTATCCAAGCTGTTCCTCGAGCATTAGCAATATAAATTAAATCCTCAGAATTGTGCATCAATATCTGATGACCGGTTCTAGTTCTAACTCTAAAATATTCTCCATAAGGAACAGTTGCAGATCCTGTGGCTAATTTTTTTTGTGCTTCCGGATCTAATAAATCAATATATTTTACAGGTCCTTCTGCCGCTGTTTTTTCTCTATGATAACGATCATCACCGTCGTCCATAACTAACTGTGTTCCGCCTAATCTACTAATAGGAACCGGAGTATTAGTTTGACTGTTTGTTTTACCTAATTTTGCTTTTTTAGCATTTGTTCTACGATCAACTGGTCCTGGAGTCGAAATACCAAACACCGAACTAGGTACTTCTCTTCTTGGTGAAGAATGTGACGGACCTCTTACATCATCTTCTAATGTACCCTGTTCTAAGAAACGATCGGCGATAGGATGAACAACTTTTTTAATTTTTTCTGGATCTATTTCTTGTTTTTCACCGTTGATTCTTTTATTAACTTCTGCTACAGGCAAAGGTAATGGATTACCATTTGCATCCTTCATAGGGCCGTATCGTGCCTTATCAGTAGGATCCATGTTGTAGGCAGTACTTCCAGCGATTGCTGGTGTCATGTTATTAATATATCTTCCAGGAACGCAAGCAAACCAAAATCCTTGTGCAGGATCAGCGTTTAAAAATAAGACTAAAACGTTAACACCTACATCAGGCGGGACCATCCACATACCATAACTTTTTTGTGTATCGTTAAACCCTTCTATAGTAGATTGAGTTCCGTCGTTCTTCCCCATGAACTCAAAAGGAGTGTAACCAAAGAACGGCGAAGCATATTTTACAATATATGTTTCTGCGTCTTCTCCTGCTGTATTAGCCTGATCTTTAATCAACTGTACTTCTAGCGATCCCATGAATGTAGGATCTAAATGACTAATAACCCTGGCAAGATATACTCCGTTGCCTAGTGTTCCTTGTGAACTAGCATTTTCAGCTGATGGTCTTTGCAGTTGCGCCATTAATTCTGTCCTAAATCTCTATAGTATCTAAATCCAGCAGTTGTTTGTGCTGTGTTAGACGTTGTGGTTGTTCTTGTAGTTCTTGTGGCTCTTGTATTTCCAGGATTCGAAGTAGCAGTTCCTGTATTTCCAGGTCTCGAAGGAGTCTCAGCTGTGGTATTCTGAGTTGGAGATGTTTTTGGTTTTTCTGTTTCTTCAACCACAGTTGCCGCAGCATCTTCTTTAGAAATTACCACAGGAGCACTACCATTTTTCTTACTATTAACTTCAGGTCCTTGAGGTCCTGGCATTCTTAGACATTTTAATTTTTGTTTCCAAAATCCGTCGTTGAAAAAGTTTTCAACTGAAGTTATTCTATATATTCCACCAAAGGGGCTTTCTTTTCCTGCAACAGAAAAATCATATGTACCTTTTGTTTCATTGATATCTGCAGGTGTTCTAAAGGTCAAATAAATGTAAATGTTTCCTGCTTCATAGTGCATGGTACCGTCATTGGTAATTTGAGATTTTTCAGACTGTGCTGTTGAAAAGTAATTTGCGATACCGCTATCTACTAACCAATACGGATCACCTAAGATTTCAAGATCCACTGTGACCATGTCTGCACTGCTTCCGCTTATAAAAGCCTTTTGAAAATTTTCAGCTACTAATTGTTCTGTAGTTTTATTTTCAGCACCTCCTCTAAATGCACTGATCTGATCTCCAGATTTTTTAGTTCTTGCGCGGCCTGCTTCTGTGCCCTGTGCGGCGGCTGCTTGACCTACTCCCGCTTTGGCTTTATTAGGAAGTTTTTCAGAAAGGTTCTGATCTTGGTTAGCCACAGAACCGGATTGACTTTCGGGTTTAGGATTAGCTGCGGTATAGAATAAATTGTTGATATTAATATCAAATTTTAATATGTCTACGTTTTGTCCTGTGTAGATGTAGTTGTATTCTTTGGCCACATATTTCATTAATTCGGCATAGCCAACTGGAGCAGCATTAACATTAGAAAATATCGATTGATGAACAAAATAAGGAACTACTCTAAAAGTTATTTTTTTAGCGTAATCGCCGACTACTGCATCATAAGATAATAATTCTATCTGTACATCAAGTTTAAACCATTTGATATATCCCTCTGGGGTTACATTCTTAGGATCGATAGCTTTTTTAGCATAGTCCGAACTTAATATGATTTGATTTATGATTGCTGTTAAGGATGTTTTTTGAGAAAAATGAAATGCTCTGGTCTTTGGATCGATTGTCATTCCATCTCTTTTTATCACGCCTGTTTTTTCGTCGTACTTGTCGTCGGCTCTTTTAAAAAGAGGATTACCGCCTCTAAGTTGATCAAATCCAAGGCTAGCAGTAGCGATAGGATTTAAAGGATATTCTTTTGATGTGTCAGATTCGGTAGTGGCTGATCCTGATACAGATTTTTGAGGGGCTTCTTTAGGATTTGCTGTGGCTTTAAAATCTCTAGGAGGTTTTCCTGCTGTAGAATAAAAATCACTAGACGTCTGAGGAAATTGGATGTCGTATTGATCAGGTACACCAATTTTTCCATCTGATTTTAATTTTTTTTCAATCCTGTTGAGTACACTTACTAGGCTTTCCGGACTTTGTGTTAATACGTCTACTACTGATCCAGCATATTCTCCGCCTTTGGCTGATCCAGATATCTTTAAATCGCTGTAGGTAATATTAGTTGTATCGCTCATACCTGCATGATTATAAGGGATGGCTTCTACTTTATAAGTACTACCTCCTTCATTTACACTAAACTTCATAGAAGTAAGTTTTAATGTAAAGAATTTAGGTTTAACTGATTTGATAGATCTGCCTAGCTCGTCATACCCTTGTATATCCATTCTTAATAGATAAGGGGTGTTGTCTAAGTAACTTACATATCCTGCTTTCACCGCTGCGTTTTGCATACTCTGCAAAAGCAATCCCATAGAATACGGCTCGTATATATCAAATGAAAATTTAGTAGCATTACTATTTCCTGCCGACGGAGAAGCAGTGATGATGCAATTCATTTGAAAGTTGTTGATAAAATATTCAGGAGCACCAAAAAATGTTTTTGTTCTGTATTGATCTGATCTTCCGCCAGAAGAAAATATTATACTCGATTCTTGTATTTGTCCGGTCGATTCATTCATAAAGAAATCTCCGGCAAATGACATATCGTTTGTTCTATAAGACTTAGGATTATTAAATTGCTGAGGTGTAAGAACTGCTAGTGTCCATAAAACACTCACTGATGCAAATTCTTCCATTGGATTTCTAACTAGGCTTGGAAGATTTTTTACAGCAGATCCTGCTGTGGTCTTTGTATCAGGTTTTACTGTAGACTTTCCGTATTTTAATAAATCAGTCGCTTTAGATTCTGCTAATGATGTAATTCTAGCTGCATTTCCAAAATTAATAACAGAATTAGTCGGATTTGGAATTACTGGAGTTCCGTCTGGTTTTTTAATTTCTGCTAGTCGGCCAAGATAATCTAATATAGCCATTTTATACTCCTAAAAACTTTTCTAGATTACTTTTTTTAGGAAGGTAGATAACTGTGCCTGGTTCGAAATCATAAATGGGGTCTTTAATTACACTCATGTTTCGTTGAACAAATACCCACCACAATCTTGCATTACCGTATAAATCGTATGCCAATAAATCTGGTCTATGGCGATATTGATTTTCTATCACATATCTAAAATCGTCATCTTCTGCAGGTACAGGTCTTATTGTAAGATTTTCAAGATACAAAGAATTTTGTATTGTATTAGACCAAGGACTAGAGTTACTATACTGTGCCATTAGATGTATCCCACTGTAGTTGAATTGGCCATTTCACCCTTAGAATAATTCTGAAGGTTGAACTGTCTTAATTTTGCTCTATTGTAAACTGGAGCTACAGTTACTGATATGGTACTGACAACCGGTACCCATGTATTTGTTTTATATGCATTGCAACGGATATAGTTTACATCTTCTTTTAAATCTACAGAAAAAGATTTAATGATAACAGGAACCTTATCAAATACACTCGAACCGTATCCTGTTAGATTACAAATTAGAGGAGGGTTACCTGCAAACTCTCCTTGACCAAAGAACATCTTTGTAGCTGTTTTAAAGAATGTTGTTGCCGAAATCCAATATGCAGCGTCTGTTTCTGTTTCGCAGGTAAATTCGCCGGAAATAGTAATATCATCAACCATGCTGCTCTTATAAGAATGTATTTGATAATTGCTATGTATCGGGCTGATAGAATTGTATTCTGCTTTTGTTGATACTGTGATGTTTGGATTATAAGGCCAAACAACTCCACCTGTATTTTGTAATACTTCAAACAACGGACTGTTAAAAATTTCCCATTGACATGTTATTCTTACACGCCAGTCGTCTTTGGCGCCTGGCGATAACTTAATAGCCGTTCCTTGTTTAATAAATGCTTCTGCTCCCGATGGAAGGTTGGCTCCTCTCTTTAAGCTAAGTATGTTGTTAAGCATTCCTGCTGCTTTAGAGATCGATCCTGCTATGCCCATTAGGCCTCCTGCAAGATTACCACCAGTAAGTTTGTTTATGCTACCGGAGATATCTGCTGTGATGTTACTAGTTGAGCCTGCTACTGATTGTAGCGAATTAATTGCTCCACCTACTGTACTAGAAATTGAATTTCCGATACCTTTCATTCCTGAGGCACCCGGAATATTAGCCAAGGCTCCTTGTACACTACCAGACAATCCATTAAGTCCAGACCCTAAACCCCCAGCAAAGGAAGCAACTTTAGCATCTAAATTTGCTTTCGATATAGCATCAGCTGCCGCAGGTAATTTTGCCTGTGCTTCGTTCGTGGCTTGAGTGATTGATTGCGAAACATTAGCAACCAAAGTAGCTAAAGGATTAATAGATAACGGCATTTTGAGCAGATTTCCTTGTCATATAGTCTATTTATTCGACAAAAAATGTGCTATTATATTACTAATTATGGAGAATTCTAGATAATGACTATACCAAAAATAAAATATCTAACCAACAAGGACTTACTAAAAGAAATACATCTAAGCAAAAATACATATTGTTCGTATACTAAACCCGAGTACGGAGATTACGATTTAATTGTTCCTACCTTAGAAAAAATCAATATTAGAACAATAGCAGAAGCCAAAAGAAACAGAGCTGCAAAACTTGCCAAACAGGCTCACGAAGCTGCTATGCTAGAACAAGGCAAAAAAATACCTGCAAAAGAATTTGAAGTCGACTACAAAAAAATAGATAAGCAGGATGTAGTATTTCGAGTAATGACATTTGAACATGTACCGCTAGCGCCGGGTCGTAAAAAGACTCTAAAGAATACCGCAGATAGTCATGAGAAAGTAAATTTTCCTCCTTTCCAACATTGGAAGTTTGATAAAAACGATAATCTAATTTTAGTAGGAAAAAGCCACTGGAAAGGTGATTTAATCAAAGGCGAATTTTCTAAGGATCACGGACAGATGACTAATAATCTAGCTCGCATGTTTTTAAAATTATGCGAAAGATATGCTACAAGAGGTAACGTTCGAGGCTACACCTACAACGACGAAATGAAGGGACAGGCCATTCTTCAATTAACTCAAATAGGACTACAATTCGATGAGAGCAAATCTGATAATCCTTTTGCTTACTATACTGCTGCTGTCACTAATTCATTCGTTAGAATTATCAACATTGAGAAGCGCAATCAAAACATTCGAGACGACATTCTCGAAATGAATGGAATGAATCCAAGTTGGACTAGACAAAACAGTGGAGGAAGTGGCGCAAATGCCGCTCCGGTTACTATCACATCTGGCGAAGATTGGGATTGACATTTAACTACAAAAAGTGTAAATTAATTCTATGAATCTATTCAAGAAAGCAGCCTGTTTTACAGACATACATTTTGGTTTAAAGAGCGGTAGTAGGACACATAACATTGACTGCGAAGATTTTGTCAAATGGTTTTGTCAAACTGCCAAAGCAGAAGGTGCAGAAACCTGTATCTTCTTAGGCGACTGGCATCATAATAGAAGCACTACAGATGTTTCTACTATGAACTACACCCTTTCAAATCTAGAGCGTCTAAGTCAAAACTTTGAAAAAGTATATTTCATCTTAGGCAATCACGATTTATTCTATAAAGACAAGCGTGAGATTAACTCAGTTGAGTTCATGCGCCTGTTTCCTAATGTAGTACCGATTAAAGATATCTTTACCGAGGGCGATGTTACTATCATGCCTTGGCTAGTCGGTGACGAATGGCAGAAAGTTCCTAAAATCAAAAGCAAATACATATTTGGTCATTTAGAACTGCCTAACTACTATATGAATGCTATGGTGCAGATGCCGGATCATGGTCAGTTACAAGATGGACATTTTGTAAATCAAGACTATGTGTTCACCGGACACTTCCATAAACGACAGGCCAAAGGTAAAATCGTCTATATAGGCAATGCTTTTCCTCATAACTATGCAGATGCGGGCGACGACGATCGCGGTATGATGCTGTTAGAGTGGGGTGGAAAACCTGAATACAAGACTTGGCCTAAGCAACCTATCTATCGAGTATACAAGCTCAGTCAAATTATTGATAATCCCGACAAGTTACTTCGTGAAAAAATGCACTGTCGTGTTACCATCGACCTGCCTATTACATTTGAAGAAGCAAACTTTATCAAAGAACAGTTCATGCCACAGTACAACCTGCGTGAGCTTATGTTGATCCCAGAGAAAGTAGAAGTAGAATCTAATCATACTCCTATTGATCTCGAATTTGAATCAGTTGACACTATCGTCATGAATCAAATCAACGCTATCGAAAGCGACACATACGACAAAAAATTATTGTTGGACATTTATAACCAGTTATGATAAAAATTAAGAACCTAACAGTAAAGAACTTTATGAGCGTGGGCAATCAAACCCAGGCCATAGACTTTGACCGTGGACAGTTAACTCTAGTTTTAGGTGAAAACTTAGATCTCGGTGGTGACGATTCCGGTGCTCGTAACGGTACAGGTAAGACCACGATCATCAATGGATTAAGTTATGCTATCTACGGTCAGGCTCTAACTAATATTAAGCGTGATAATCTAATCAATAAGATCAATAGTAAAGGCATGTTATGTACTGTTACTTTTGAAAAAGACGGTGTAGAATATCACATTGAGCGTGGACGTAAACCTAATCTATTAAAATTAAGTATCAACGGTCAAGAACAAGAGCTCAAAGACTTAGATGAAAGTCAAGGCGATAGCAGGGAAACACAAAAAGCTATCGAAGAAGTGTTTGGCATGAGCCACGAAATGTTCAAACATCTGGTTGCACTCAACACCTACACTGAACCTTTTCTTAGTATGAAGGCTGCTGACCAAAGAGCTATTATCGAACAGCTCTTAGGAATCACTATCCTATCAGAAAAAGCAGAAGCACTTAAAGAATCTATTAAGATTACCAAAGATAGTATTGCTAGTGAGAACACACGCATCGAAACCGTGAAAGCATCTAATGAACGTATTCAACAAAGTATCGAAGCATTAGAGCGCAAACAGCGTATGTGGAGTGAACAGAAAGAAACTGCCCTAGAGAATCTTTTGAAGAGCATCGATCGACTCAGTAATATCGATATTGATAAGGAAATCGTTGACCAACGTGCTCTTACTGAATGGACTAAAAACAAAAAAGAACGGGACAGCCTAAGTTCCCTGATAGCTAAACAGACTGCGGCTTTAGAAAAAGAACAAAAGGTTCTAACAAAAATAGAAAAAGAACTAGTTAGCCTAGCAGAACATAAGTGTCATGCCTGCGGACAAGAACTACACGACACTAAACACGAAGAATTGTTAGCATTAAAGGCTACCCAAGTCGAAGAAAGTAAAGGTGCTATCAGCGAACACTTAGAAGAACTAGCAACACTTAATGAAGCATTGGCCCTATTGGGAGAACAAGGTGATTGTCCTAAGGTTATCTATGATAATCTGGAACAGGCCCTTAATCATAAGAGTACACTAGACGGGCTTGAAAGAGATCTTACGATCAAAGAAGCCGAAGAAAATCCTTATGATGAACAAATCCTAGAATTAAAGAACACAGCCGTACAGGAAATTGATTGGAACTACTTAAATGAACTAGTTCGTGTTAAGGATCACCAAGAATTCCTACACAAACTGTTAACCAACAAAGATAGTTTTGTACGTAAACGTATTATTGATCAGAACTTAGCGTTCTTGAATCAGCGTCTAACCTACTATCTCGACAAGATTGGCTTACCGCATACTGTAGAATTCCAAAACGACCTGACAGTAATTATTACTCAGCTTGGACAAGACCTAGACTTTGATAATTTGTCACGTGGAGAACGTAATAGATTGATTCTAAGTCTAAGCTGGGCATTCCGTGATGTGTGGGAAAACTTATATCAGAACATTAATCTGCTGTTCATTGATGAATTAGTAGACAGTGGTATGGATTCCAGCGGTGTTGAATCTAGTATTGCTGTGCTAAAACGTATGACACGTGAACGTGAGAAGAATGTATTCTTAATTTCACACAGAGATGATCTTACAAGCCGTGTAAATCATGTGCTAAAGGTTATCAAAGAAAACGGATTTACAAGTTACTCTACAGATATTGAAATTGTAGGATGAGTACAGAATCACATGATAAAATGATTGAAGCGTTCCAGCAATATTTTAAGTGGCAGGAACGTTTCGAATATAAAGGCTCAGACGAGGCAGGCATTAAGGCACGATATTGGCTATCAGAAATACGCAACGAGGCAAGTAAAAGGCGAGTAGAGATCCAAGAAAAGCGCGAACAACGTAAGCAAGCCAGAAAAGGCATGCTAGGCAGACCGCCTAAACTAACTAAGTGAGTGCATTGGACGTATCAAAATCAACCCGTAGACGAAATACCAGAAGGCTATATTGGCTTTGTTTATCTCATCACCAATCTACAGACCGGACAAAAGTACATAGGCAAGAAACTAGCACAGTTTAAACGCACAAAACCACCACTCAAAGGCAAAAAACTTAAAAGAAGAAGCGTAGTAGAAAGCGATTGGCGCGAATATTGGGGTTCTTCTGATAGGTTAAACGCAGACGTCCAAGCATTAGGTCCGAATAATTTCACTAGAGAAATACTTTATCTTTGCAAATCCAAGGCAGAAATGTCATATCTAGAGGCAAGAGAACAGTTTGAACGCAGAGTTTTAGAGTCTGACGAGTATTATAATGGCATTATAAACGTCAGAGTCGGCGGTTCAAATATACTTAGACAGCGTCTAGAAGAACATAAAAAGGCAAAATAAAAGCGGTTTTTTGGCTAGCGCAGGCCTAATTTCGTGCGCTCTAAACCTGGTCAACGGTGGTCACAGGGACGGAATTCCACGCCGCAGTGGTACTCAACTACTACCCATTATGGATGAAGATCGCTTAAAACCTGCGATTTAGTTGTTTGAAAAGGATA